ATCAATTTTGAGTTCAGCATCGAGGGCATGATCGCTTTCTCTGTCGCATTCCATTTGAAGTTCAGCAATTTCTTCGTGGAGTTCAATAGTATATGTTTTTAATCCATCAATTTTGAGTTCAGCCTTCAATGCTCGTTGCCACTGTTCACCAGCCATCTTGCGGGCTGCATTACGTTCAATGGTTCTGTCGATTGCTTTGTTGGATTCATGATGTTTCTGGTTAATTGCTCCACAGGTGAACTCTTGCAAAGCATCAATACTCTTTTCTATTTCTTCGATCGCATCGCCATAATCATGGAATCCATTTTCGTTGGCAAAGTTTTTCATTACCTTGAGTTGAAGAATTGCGTCTCTATAGCTCATTTGCTTTCACTCCACGCTAAGATGGCGCAAAGTGGTTCAGGAAAACTACCATCTTTGGAGTATTTTATCGGCGTATCTTTGATAAGCTGTACCATGTACTCTTGGAACTTCTTGATCGTCGCTATGGCCGCATCTCGTTCTTCATTGGCCTTCTTGGCATCTGCGACAGTCTTTTCAATCAACTCATCAACGTATGGACCAGTGTAGCCACCACCAATGTTGCCCTTGAGTCGATTCAAGAGGTTACATGGTCCATAGCCTTCTTCATCGCAAAGCTTGTTCCAGTTCTCTTCAATTTCCTCGGCTGCTGCTCCGCAGAGTGATTCGAGTCGAGTGATCTCTTGCTTAGCTTCAATAAGTTCTTTCTCAAGATCCTGGACCCGATAGCCTGCCCAGTCGGCCGCTTCATCCAATACGAGATCCCGAAGATCCTCTTCTGGATGAGTGTTCTTGTACTTGTAGTATTCATTGAGTGATTGGTTGCTCATTTATTCCTCCGTGTAGCCATCGAACCAGATGACACCCAATCCATTTGAAGCCTGTCCACGAGTCTTTTTGTTTTCGCAATGCTTTTGCGCTTCTTTCAGTGTCAATCCAGTCCTGACCACCTTATGATTGTCTGGATGGCTTTGATCGAAGTAGTAGCGAATGATCTTGTAGGTTTTCATGGATCAACTCACTTTCTTAAGCGGAGTTCCGCAACGTACACAACATGGTTTCTTGCCAGGCGCAAACCGATGCTTCATCCCACACTTCGGACAGATATGAGACGGAGCGCAATCACCTGTTGCTCGTCTAGGCATTGTTTTTCTTCTCCCTTTCCAGAAATTTATGATACTGGATTTCCGAGATTTCATTCCAATTCAAAAGAATTCTATATCTCTTTTCGAGCATATCAAGAACTTGGCATAGTGGGAACTCGTCTGGATTTCCCCAGACAACACTTGATCCTACCAAGTTCTGATCTTTGTATGTAAAGTAGTAGTATTTCATTTCGATCTCCTCGCCGAGAAGATTGGCTCGAACTCAACGTCGATCTCATATCTGACTCCATTGACGTAGAGCCAAAACGGAGGCTTTGATTCATGATCCCAATCATCCCAGGCCCGTTCAGCACCGATGAGTGCTGCATCTTTGGGACTGTCGGCTTCGATCGTTATGTCCCAGCAAGTGTTGTCTGGAGAGAACTTTTCATCTGATACTAGGTACTTCATTCTTCGTTTCCCTCTCCATACGGATTCCTTACGATGTAATCATTACTGTCTTTGATGACAAGATCGACAAAGAACTTTGCCAATTTCTCGGCGTCGCTGCGACTCAATACAGATGCGCTCATTGAAACGCCTGACTTACTTGGATCACACGACAATTCAACCCAGGCATTTTCCTTTTCACACCACCACTGGTTGACTTCCTCTTCGACGCTTACATTGTAGTGCCTGGCACCGATTGCAGAAGTACCAATCCATGTTGAAATCCTAACAGTGATTGGTCTTTTCTCTCCAATCTTCGATGGCCAACGAGGAATGCGATCTTCGCCAAGAATTGACCAGTCATGAACATAGATTTTTCCAGGCATTTTATTTCCCCACCGAAATGCTGTTTCTTGGAACAATCATGACATTGTAGTATTCTTTTTCTTTGCTTCCACAAGTGCATGGATAGATAGGGATGATTGTTCCATCTGAGAACAAGCAATGCTGGAGATGTTTGATGGCACAAATCGTTCTTTCGTATCTTCTGCGAAGTCTGACAGCATCTTTGTATTTCATTTCATACTCTATCAGATGGCATCGTTGCCATGATTGATCCAGTTGCGACGCAGACAATCATCAGAACCACCTGATTGCTTAGTTCCATATTTACGCCGCAAAGAGTGGCGACTGATATTCCAAGTCCCAAAAGGTTCCATGCAACGGTTGAAAAAAGTCTGTATTTCATCTCTCCCTCCTAATATCTACGAGCCAATTCATAAGCATAAACTATATCATCTTTTTCTTGTTGGCTCATTTTGTCGGTATAGAACCAGCAATCCTGACGACAGACTGCTTTTGTATTGAAATGTTCGCAGGGATCTGACTTCCCTTCAATTCGTCTGCCGCAGTAGTAGCACCAGCATCCGTCAATTGGCTTGTGACAATTGGCTGTTCCGCATGATCCACGCATTGATCTTGGTTCAGCGATACCCATCTTTTTCTCCTGGTCTAGCCGATGCGATGGCCGAGTTGCCTCGGCCACCGACTCGGACAGAGCAAAAGCTACTTGATCTTCTCGATACGAACTCCCTTGTTATCAATTTCGCAGCCAATCTCATCATTGCCGAAACGCAGCATCTTGATATTTGCCTTGGGATCATGAACCCAAATTTCAAGACGTGCATCGTCTGCGGTAACCGATGGCAGAGTAATCACAATCGTATCAGCATCAACGGTCCTGATGATCATTTGTCCATCTCCTCGGTGTCTTTGCGAACGACATCATCCATGAATTTCAACTTCAGCTGATAACCTTCATCCAGGTCATTTGAGCCGAAGCAAGTGTCTTCTTCATCTTCCAGGTCATCGTATTCATCCACTGGAAGTTCATCTTCAAGATGTCCAGTGACTTCTTTCATTTCTCTCCTCCCATATCAGAAAAGTCAGTACCCTTTCCTGCGTCCTTGCTGGTTCGCTTGTCTCTCAAATACTTTGACCACCAGATACGATGAGCTGTTTCCATCTTTTGCTCATCCGTCAGACCCTCGAACAGTGGAGGATTTTCAATTTCCAAGGCACCGATCTTACCCCAAGGAGGTCGCATAAAGCCAGGAACATTCATGTCCCGATGGTCCTTACCCCATCCGACCGGACAGTCAGGATTGGCGCAATGAAACTCGTAGATCGGTTGGTCTTGAGCCTTGATGACCTCCTCCATCTCGGAGCCGTCCATTGAGTAGGTAACGATGACCTCTCTATCAATCATCATGATATAGCCACGAACCCAGAGATTGTTTCCACATTCCTTGCAGAACTGGTCCTCTACGGCATCCCAGGGCTGAATGACTTTGATATGCTGCGACCGGAGAGCCCTGGGCCTGGCTGCGTACATTTTGCATTTGTCGCAGACATAGTTCTTGGCATCGAGGGCGAGATGTCCAGTAGTTGTTCTAAACACTCGCTCGCATTCTTTGCAAACGATAACTCCAGTACCAAAAAACTGCTCAGTCATTTTCGTTGTGCTCCTTCTTCAAGATGTTTTCAATTGCTGTCATCTCGCGTTTGAACCAGCCATTCAGCATGACTCGTGTTGCGCCAACCGGAGCAAAGGCTCTGCCTCGAACCCAACGGGGAGCATTGCCGGAAAAGATCATACGCAACAATGCCTTAAAGTCGTTGTAATTGATCCTATTGAGACGGAACGGAAGCCAATGAGTCATTGTGTTTTCAATTACAGCAGACTCCATTGCTCGATTGTATTGGTCCTTAGGGCTACAAAAAGCAGTCTTGACAGTGAATACCTTTTCTCCGGCACAAATCTGAGCGACCATGAATCCGCCATGCTTCTCGCCATTTTTCTTCTGTTGACAAGCATATCGAATTCTGAATGAGCGATTCTTAACGATCCAATCGGGCCTGATTGGACCATACGTTTTCTCTGTTCTCACACCGTTTCTTTTGCATTCTCGGTAAATCCTGAGAATTCGTTTCATCTCATCTTCAGAACAATTCTCATAGTCTCCTGCGAGAAACTTGTCATGAAGGTCAGGGTTGTCGAGAATGAAATCGTCGTCATTGAATGCCAAGAACAGATTTTGGTCCAAGTAGTCTTTCGTGGTCATTCTGGTTTTCTCCATTGTATTCGCTGTCAGCGTCAAACATTGCCGGAAGTAGTCATTCATTTACTCCTCCAGGCAGTTGTCGTTAAAGAACTCATCTGACTCTTCTTCATCTGGTCCCTGGTATTCAATCGGAACTGTCCATACTGAGATGTCTACCCTGAACGTCTCAGAGATTCCATGATACCACTTCCCCGTTCCCGGTCCATACAATGCAACATCTGAGTCATCATCCCAGACAACCTTAGACATTGCATCTTTTACGCCTTTCAATAGGTTGTCCAAGTCCGGTCGGCAAGTGTCAAGCAATGGTCCCGGACTGTATTTCAGGACTTTGATCTTTCTGCCAACTTCTTGGTTCGCCCATTTAGGTCTAGGTAGATAGAACTTGACATTCAATACCAGTGGTTGACCGTGAGGGAATTTGTCAATCCCTTCTCTGGCCATTGCTCGTCGAGCTTCTTCACGCACTAGAAACTTGAACTGGTGGATTTGATGGTCAGATGGTATGAATTCAAGAACCTTAGCTCGATTGTTGGCTCCCCTTAGCACTTTGCCGTCAGCATCAGTAAGAACTTTGGTCTGATGTCGAGGTTGTGCGACGGGGATTGCATCTACGCTGAAGCTAATCTTCATAGCGCATACTCCCCGAAGATTTCTTCATAAATTGGATCAATGAATATCCAAGAAAACTTGTTGGATGATTTAATCAATCCAAGCTCCTCAAGGTCCTCCATTGTCCTTTCGATTGTTGACCTAGATACCCCCATTGACATTGAGAACTCATCTTGTTTGTTCATTTTTTGTGCTATGCAGGCCAATGCTCTGCCTCTCTTGTGTGGCAAGGCTTCTACTGTCACTCTTTTGATGATTCTGCGAATATCATCTTGAGTGCATCCGATCGCCGCCAACCCTCCGGCCAAAGCAGACAATTGACCAACAAGTCTTCCAGGGCTCTCTCTTCCGTATCTTGAAGAAAAGTCAATTTCCTTTGTCGTTCTGTCTCTGTGAACAGGCGATCTGGCCCAAGCCAAAGCCTTGGCACAAGACTTGACGAATGGGTCGAAGTCTAATGGCAATTTGGATTGAATAGTTGCATTATCCGGGATATTCTTGTCCATGTACTGAATAAAGTCGATTGCGTACTGTTTCAGTGCTCCATCGTTTACCGATCTTGCAAATGCCTTATCATAGGCAGCTTCCATAATCTTTTCATCTGACTCAGGCGTAACTCTGAGTCGAATCAAGAAGAAGCGTTCGCCAAGAGAGGCATTCTCATCGACGGCAACGTCAGCCCCGTGTGGAGTAATACAACCAATCAATCCATACTTGCCTTCCCATTCAACTGGTTTTGCCAGGTTTCCCGTGACTCTTGTAAACTTTCCACCGTAACTCTCTCGCAGAAAGCTCATAATCTCTTCTTTGATGTCTTTCGGAGCAGAGAAGAGAGTTGAAAAGTCACTTACAAGTAGAGTTTTCTTCTCCTTGACTAGATCAAGCACCGGACAGCTGGATGTCTTGCCCGAAGCAAAAGATGCTGGTGTCAAAGAGGAAACCCTGACTACCCACTCGGTTTTATCAAAAATTTCAACAATGGCACTTTTGCCTCCTCCTGACGGCGCTACAAGCATGGCCCAAATCGGCATTGAATCAAGTCTGTTGCCGACAATGATTCCAGCAACCAGCTTAAGAATGTCCGGATCATGTTCCATGTAGTAGAGCTTTTTTACTTCATCCTCGAATTCTTGATAATTCATTTCCTACCCGTCAGAAGCCCCCTTTTCTTGGCTTCAAGTTGTAGGAACGTCTTGACAAGATCCTGGGCGTTGATCGCAAGGCTGTAGACTCCTTTGCCATGGTCTGAGATTGCTCTAAGAAGTGTATCGTCAGCGTCGTGTCCAAATGCGACAGTATCGATGATGATACCATCTTTGGCCATTTTGTCAATGTATTCAAGAATCTCATCTGAATTCTCGGCAGCGCAACCATCAGACATGATGATCACTCGATTTACGTTCATCTTGTAGCGGATACATTCCTGACGAGAGCTTTGCAGGCCAGGGATGAACATTGTAGATGCATCTGGTTTGAGCTGAGAAAGAGCGCCGAGGGCAATGTTTCTGTCACTCACTCTACAAAGAACATCAGAATTCGTGGAGAATGCCACCACACCGATCATGCTGGCGCTAGAGGCGAGAATGAGCTTGTTCGCAGCCTCTTTCATAACATCGCATTTGGTCGAATAGCATCCCTGGTTAGGGTCGACCTTGTATCCCATAGAACCGGAAACGTCAAGCATCAATACCAGGGATTCCTGGATACCTTGCGAAATAAACGATAGGGCATTGGCCTGCCTGAGATGATCCAATGCATCGGAACCTTTCTTGACCAACTGATTGGTCTGCCTGGTCAGCTTATCGTTCATTACATATTCCTTTCTTTCTTGATTTCAGTCCATCCAGAGTTGAAATCTTGAAACACGGTTGGGTCGCCTCCTTTGTCCGGATGCAATTCAAGCGTAACCGACTTGTAGATTTTCTTCATCAATTCATTTGGAATCGATGAGAACATCATTCTATATGAATCAGCTCCAGAGTCAACAGCGGCTACCGGAATCTCTGCGACTGCTGCTTGAATTTCATATCCATACTCCCTGGCAATCTGTTCGATGACATCCAGCTGATCAGTATCAACGATCCAGGTGTCATCTCCGCTGGGATTGGCAGTCTTGATACCAGTCTTGCGATCAACCTGATTCTTTCCATTCCAGCGTCGCTTGTTGGACGGAATGCGAGACTTGAGTTCCTCGATCAAATCTCTATTGTAGTCGAACTTGAGCTTGATGCGGCCATCGCAGGCCCATGCACTAATTGTTGGCATTATTTATTCTCCATATAATTGACCCAAAGATCAGTCAGATAATTTATTTTCCATTCAACTTTTTCGAGTCTTTCATTGAAATTGTCTTTTGCTTTTTCCAATCTCCCAATCCTGATTTCAAATTTATCAGATTTAGTTTCAGCCGCTATCATCTCTTCATCTCGGATTTCTTCTTTTGGCATCTATTTCTCCTCTGGATGATTGTCTTTTTCGAGTTCACAGGTTAGGGTATATTTGAGTCTTTCTTCAACGATTTCAAGTCTTGAATTTAGATTATCGACTGCATTTGTGAGTCTGATAATGGTCGCTTTTGCCATTCCAAATTCACGTTCCAAATCGTCTAATCTACAGAAGAGGCTATATTCTGACATTTATTTCCTCCCGGTGTAGTTGAGGCTTTTCGTTATATCTAAGAATCGTTCTTCGATGCTTTCAAGTCTTTCTTTCAATGTTTCGTTTGCTGTCTCAAGCTTGTTAACGGCAAGCATAGCCTTATCAAGCTCACTCTTCATGGCCGCTAGCTTGCTATTGATCTCAGTAATGATGGACATTTCAATCTCCTGCTGGTTTCACCTCCAGCTCGGTGCAGGAATTGGACCCCTGACCCGGGAGATCATCCCGGATCAGGGGCAGGAACTACTTGATTTCGAGGTCGGGATTGGCGTTCAGGTCGAGGGGCTCATCCTCGATCTGCTTGGTAGCAGGAGCGGGAGAGGCAGACTTGTGCGGATTGATGGGCTTGGCGACATTCGGGTCACTTGCGACCGGACCACGCCAGAACTTCGGATGAATCCACTGATTGATGACATTTCGGGGAGGCTGACCGGAATCTTTCTTGGTATAGACGCCGATCTCAGCAACCACCTGGAGGCCAGTGAACCAGTCAGTATCAAATTCACCCTTCTTCCAATCGACGCCGCAAGACTCCATCAGCTCGATGTAGTCACGGGAGCGCATATCGTTGCCAGGGTCGAGAGACACCCAGAAGTCAGGGAGCTTGACGCCGACGAACTTGTTATCCATCGAAGCCACGCTCTTGGTCGAGATGACCAATGAGTCACCGTTGCGAGTGTTGGCAACCTTCAACTCCAGGATGCGCAGGAGATAGCGGCCGGGCTCGACATTGGAGACGACATCACGGGCCTGGACGTTGGCAGAGGGCATGAACTCGTACTTAGCCATTTGCATTCTCCTTGGTTTCTTCTGCGACTGCTGCGGTAGTGAAGACCTTGTTGCGGATCTTCAACAACGTAGGAACTTTGTTTTCTGGTCCAATTGGAGTGAACGGAATGCTCTCATCGAGAACGTCGAATCTGTCTTTTGCCTCCCATCTCATGCCAGCTTTGGTTCTGAATACTCGACCTTGCGGCCCATTCTCAAGGTACAACCAGACATCGGCGTCTCCGGTGATTTTCTGGTAGCTTGAGCCCTGAATAGCTGGTACTGCTCGCTTCAGCTTGTCATTGACCTCCTCATGCTTCACGAGACTGATGACGACGATATTGCAGTTGGCACGGTAAAACATCTCAGTGATCGATGTCATCATGCCGGCATTGATATTGAAGTCTAGCTGAGTCAGGAATTCCTCGGTATTCCTGCCTTTCTTTTTGTTGCCGTAGGTTTGCTTTTGGTCAGGGTACTCGATCTCCATTTCTCGCACTTCGTTCATCAGACGAGCCTGCATATGAGTAGCAGTATCAATGCCAACCCAAATGTCAGACCGCTTGACTCCCTTGCTCATGAGAAATGGAATTTTCTCGCCAACCAGAGTCCTTGCGCTGTCTTCAAGTTCTTTCTTGAAAGACCAAGGGCTGCCATCTGCATTCGGAGCAGTTGGGGCAATATAGTTGATTGCCAGCTTTCCCTTGTATGGTGCAGGGTTAGTTCTGACCTTGCTTGTTCCTCCATCCATTGAGATCAGAAAGACGAATTTGCCAACTTTGGCAAGTTCCAACAGGGCGGTTGTCTTGCCGGTTCCAGGATACCCAGAGATACCGACAATGAATCGATCCCTGAATGGATCATTCGTGAGATCAGTTGTCCAAGCCATGCTTACTCCTGCTCTCCCTCATCCTCCACTACATCAGCAGAGGCGTTACGAACTGCCTGCGATGCGTACTCGACCGTTGATTTGACCGCTTTGCAAGTTTCCTTGGCCTTGCACCCGTCTACTTGGCAATCAGTGTAGGTACATCTACCAGATACCAGGCAATAAGTTGCATAGCTGCACATTGCTGGAATGCACTTCATTGTTCCACGGTTGGATGGTGGAATCAGAGCATTGAAACGGAACCTCTCTACGGAGAATGACCCCATTCTGGCGATTGAAACAAGTTCGTTCAATTCATTCGGAAAATTGAAGTCCGAACGATAGTACGTTTTTGTCTCAAACGTCTGGCGATTCTGAGCACCACGGACTCTGGCATAGAAGTCAGCAATGCTCTCTTCCTTGCCTCGCTTGTGTCGTGGCTTGGTTGCGACGATGACAATTGCCTTATTGGCGTCAGGCTTGGCGTATAAATATGTTGTCAACTGTCTTCCGATGGTATGAATGTTGTAGCCACCGGATTCTTGAGCATACTTGAATTCGTAAATCTCCTTGCCATCATTCGATTCACCGTCTGCGTACCCTAGAAACTTCAAGCCATCGTATTCAAACCGAAGTTCAACTTCCGATTTGTCGATCTGAAACGGTCTGATTTCTCGGTAACAATCGATGACCGCTAACAGCTTGGCGACTGCTTCGATCTTGATAGTTTCAAGCTTCCTGGCGGTCTCGGGCTTGAGGTGATAGAGCAGACTCCAGGCTTCTTCTTTCGCATTGAACATCGAAGCCATCTGAACGATGTTTACTGTTTCCTTTGACGCCAAAGGCTTTCGATTCGTGTCGATTGCTTCACGCATCTCATGGAATGCTGAGCCAAGGACCAGAAAGTCAAGCTGGTCAGTCTCAGGAGCCTTGGCAATGTATCTGAGCCAGAATCGGCGTGGACAGTCGAGTACCGTATTGCATCGAGATACACTCCACGTTGTATCTTCGCAATAGGTATTGATGACCTTTGGGCCAGACTTGCCGCCAATTGGGATTGCCCTTTCCGGCGGGTCGCCAGCGGTCGCTAGGGTATCCCCTGGGATAGCTTCCGGGAGCGATTCTAGGGCTATCTTTGTCGATAGATCGCCACCCGTGGATGGTACCTCGACGGTCGCCAAACGCTCCGGAGTCGGGTGATTCACCGGCTCAGGAGGACTTTGCGCTTGATCTGATGCCAAGCTGGGAGACTTCGCGTCTTCGACGAGACACTGAAACAGCTCCGGACGAGAACACATCTCATCCTCTTTGTTTAAGAAACTACAGCAAATCTTATCACCTCGTTTGACCGGGGTGAAGTGCTCGCAGATGGCTCTGGCTTCGGAGAGCTTCACGATCTACCTCCTTGAAAAATGTCCAGGAAAGTTCTGGACAATCTTTTCAGCCTTGTCTGTTGGCGTCACCTGGGAGATCAGAGCGTGCAACTACCTGATATTGCTGGCCTTTTCGCTCGTTCAGGCACATCAGGTAATTGGTTATTACCGGCACCCAGGGACAAGGTACAACGTACCCTATACCTATCAGCTATGCAACAACTATTTCTCTGACCCGTCCTCCTTCTTATTCTCTCGATCTTCCGCATCTTTGAGGCGTTGAGCAATGATTGATACTAGATCATGCCCTTCTCGCAGAAGACCGTCCTGAAGCAGACCTCGAATGATCTGACTACGGTTCGTCATCTTCTGCGAGGCAAGCTGGTCTAGTCTTTCAACCATCAGAGCCGGTAGGTTAATGCAGATAGATACGTTACGCAGCATCCACTTCTTAAGACGCTCAGTATTCACACTATTCACACTTCCTCCTTATGTGTGGCAACAACTTCTCGCTGCTGCCGCTTCGCTAGAATTCGCTGCTATTTACACCTTCTACCATCTGAATCAACAATCTTGGTCACCCAAAGACGCTTGCATCTGAATTTATCTGCGGCTTGAATCATCTCGTTGTGCAGGCAATAGACTCTTGCGTAGAAACCATCTCCATATTCATAATTCAGATATTTGATTCCAGCTAGATAGATGCCAGGATGACAAGCAGTTTCCTTGTCTGTTGAGAAATAGGGAGCTTTGTACGGTTCGTCCCTCGGCACATATTCAGTTGAACCGAAATGCCTGCTTTTAAGTGTTCTGTATCCGTAGACCTTGCCGTTAAACAGATTCAATCCAGCTACGTTCAATGCATGAATGCTCGGTGGATCAAAAGTTTTGTTCGGATCTAGTATTGTCCCATACAGGTCACAATTGTTGAATACCGTTTCCTCCATGGAAACGCTTTCCAAGCGACTGTTGACGAATAGGCAATTCCAAAAAGAACGAAAATTCAATGTCTCGCCTGTGAAATCTACTCCAGAAAAATCAACCTCACTGAGCGGATAGTTACTACAAAGAAACATATGCAACTTAAGTGTTTCAACTCTTTGCATCTTGTTCTCCTTGATTAACTCTCGCACGGTATTTCTCGTGATATTGGTGGGCCAGGCAGGGATTGAACCTGCGCACGACCAGTTATGAGCTGGCTGCTCTATCACTGAGCTACTGGCCCTGTCTGACTATTTGCTCGCCAAAATACGTTTTGGCGTCAAAATGTTTTCCCATCCTCTTTCCGAGATAACAATATGGTCAATCATATCAATTCCGAACATCTCGGCCAATAGTTTGATTCTGCTCGTCACTTCAATATCCTGTGGAGAGGGTCTGTGATCCCCTCCAGGATGATTGTGAACCAATAGAAACTTCTTGCAGTCTCTTACGGACAACAACACCCTCATGACTTCACGAGGCTCAAAATCGGCCTTGAAGGACGTACCAATAGCGACCTCAGAGATGCCAAGCAATTCTCTGTCCTCTTTTAACAGAACAACCCACAGATGTTCCGTAGGAAAGTAGGAAGCGAATCTCATTATTTCATAGACCTGAGAGGCTCGATTGATCTTGCCAGCTAGGTTATGAGTTGGATCTTCGACCTCTTTGACCGAATAGGTCAGCTCAATTTTTACTATTTGCACTTCTTATTCTCTTTGCGCCAATTATCACACCACTTGGCGATAATCATGGCCTGCTCAGAAATCAATCTCTTGATAGATCCAATCTCGTCTTTAAGCTCAGGATCGTATCTCATCAGGTAGTCTAGTCGCTGCCATCGCTTCCACCACACTCTATATGGACTGTTTTCCCGACAACAAGGATAAGTTCCAATGTTCTCCTCATTCTCGGTCGGCCACAATTCGAGAGTAGGACAATTCTTGCAATTCTTAATGTATTCTTTCTGGCTGACATATTCACAGCTGAAACATTCAGCCATTGGTCTTTTGTGGTTTTTCTCCATTCCGGTGAATGATTTGATTGGGAAGTCTTCTTTGAGCTTATTTGGATGCTTGCTGAGCCATCTCCACATAGCTCCGCACCTCAGAATCGACTCATATTCGCTCATTGTTTTCATTGCTAATCCTCCTCTTGTGATTTTCTTTGACATCAGACCCTCGCATAGTCAGTGAGAATTCGGGTGAACTCATCATTCGCTTTCTTGAATTCAGTCCCGGCTTTGGTCAGGTCTTCTTGATACGATTCGACCATTTTCTTCGCTTCTTCGAGATTGAGTTTGATGGTTTCGATCTTTGCCTTGGCCTTGAGTACTCTGTCCTTCGCATCAGTCATCATTGCGATTGTGTCGATGACTGCTGGAGTCTTGTAGTTTTCAATGACCGGTAGTGGCTCAAGCTCCGGAGCGGGAGCAGGAACCTCAACAATTGGCTTGATCTCTTCGCAGGCAATCGGTTTGGCTTTCGCCGGAAGAGAGCTGACATCTCCCCTCGGAGGAAATGCTTTCTTGATCTCTTCGAGATGCTTGCCAATCTCGGAAGTGATAACCAGGCAGGGAATATTCTTGAGAATGCAGATTTGTTTCATCCTGTCAATATCAACATTGTGGCATAAATTGCGAAAAATAATGACTCCTTCGCATTTCGGGGCTACAGTTGTGATTCCCTGAGAGGACCAATGCCAACGCATAAAGATGCCAAGCTTCTCCAACCTCGGTCCTTGCATTCTGCGAACAACTGACATTTCAGAACCAATGACGAGAACCTTATGCATTTTCTTGTACCTCTCTGTCGCAGAGTACAGATTCCAAGAGTGCTCGCCTCCATCATAGTTGTAAGTGCGTCTTCCACTTCTAGCCATATTGCCTTTCGTCTCTTGACCACCAATGAAACTAGAAGCTCTTTGGATCAATACGTCTTTCGACGATGATCCGCACGGGATCTTGTTGGCAATTGAGATAGCAGATACGCTACCTCCATCCTCAAGGTCGGCGTAAGATGCCCAAAATTGATTGATCGCTTCTTTTTCATTAAAGTCGATTACTTTACTCATTTAACGTGCTCCTTGAGCCAATTGTCGCACCAGTCAGCAATTGCTTTTGCGGCTGATGATCTGTGACGCAAAACAGTACTTGAAGACCATTCTCTATAGTGTGAGTTAAGGCAAGCAAATTGTTCTTTACCCCACAAGCCAGAGAGGGGGCAAAGTTTGCATTCAAGATCAAACCCTACTCTTTGTTTGACATACTCGCAAGCGTAACAACTCAAATATGGTACTGTTTCGTTTTCTTCTTGGTTGGTATATTTTTGTCCGATTAGTGGCCAATGGATTCTTGACTCTTTTGGGTGTTGTTCTAGCCATCGCCACATATCACGACAGAGTGTGATTGCTTCTTTCCTGGTTATTTTCTTTCTCATTTGTATGACACCGGCCTTTTCATGGTCTTTAATTTTTCTTCGCACCAGTCGGCAATTTTCTTGGCAGCAAGCTTGCGATTGAGCGAGTCGCAATATGCTTGAGTCCATTCAACGTATGGCGACGTAATGCTCATACAGCCGCTTGGCCAAAGCTCACGCAAAGGGATCAAATTCCTTCTTTCTCTTCATCGTGTCTCCTATTTCGTTATCTGAGCCATCAGACAAGAAATCTCATACACTGTCTGCCTGGTGTGATTCAGTTCAAACAACCAAGAAGCGATTGTCGTATAGCCGTTGTTCTCGGTTGCGTGTTTGATAAACCAATTTCCTGCTTGAGTTATATCGAAGAGTTCAAAGTTTGGATTGCTTGAATCCAAGTATTTTTCGTCTCTTTCGCTCATGACAATCTCCATAGTGTCAGATGATGCAACGAATACGCCCGGCAAGTTGAGCTTGTCGGGCGATTCGCAACACTATCTGTCAGACTCCCTGATCCGAGAGTCCAGAAGAGAGCATCATACCTCCGCACTTGTGCTCTCTTACATCAACTTTGATTGCTCCGAATGCTCTCTTTTCGGTTGAGTTGAGGATGGTATCACTGATCCATTCTCGTTCTTCAACCCATTTCTTGCCGCATCGAGGACAGATGCGAAATGCTGTTTCCTGCTTATCCTCTACGTTGCAGGGTTTCTTGTAGTTCAATCTTCGTCGTGATCATCGTCACTGTCGTTGTCATCGTCGTCACTGTCGAGATTCTCGTACTTCACATCGCCGTTGATGACCGGGGGAAGTCCGTACTTCTCGATGGCATTGAGCACCTTGAGGATGGTTTCCTCGGTGGTCTTCTGATACTGTCGGATAGAGGGAGTAGCTCGCATCATGCAGAATCGACCATTGGTGTGCAGATGGTAAGCGTAATTGTTGTACCCGGTCATCAGGAAGATGTCGTCAGGTTTACCGTTGTCAGTGATGAGCACAGTCCATTGCTCGAAATTTGCATCTCCCGTCTCGGGCACATCGATTTGAAAGTCAAACTGCTTGTAGCCGAGTTCGAGCATCAGCTCTTTGACGTACTCCTTGTTGCATCCGAATTTTCGGAGGAGGGTGCGAAGACGATCATTGTCAGGATCTTTGTCGCCAAGCTTGTCATTCCATTTCGCAGTTGCCGCTCGGATCAGGTCTTCCATCGTCATCTTGGTCGTGCTCATCGTATCCTCCGTGTTGCCAACAGCAAGTGTGCTGTTTGGGTGAAGAAATGGCTCCAGACAAGCAAGGGAAAAGTTGCGAAAGCTCACTTGCCTGGAGCCCGGTAGCGCCCATCTCTTGATTGCTCCGGGAGACATACGGAGATCAAGAGAGTCACCGGCTTTACGGTGAAGCCGGGGGGAGTCAGTGGCGATGACTCGACCCCCTTGCCGCACGACCTACCGTGAGAATAGATCGTGCTTATTCATCTTCCTTGGGCTTTTCAGCCAGAGCCGTGAAGATTCCCGACTTGGCGATGATGAAGGCGCATGGGTCAGAGATAGGATGAACGGCAAATTGAATTCCCTCGATGTTCTCTACTCTGCAATATGCTTCCAAAAACAACATAGCCGTTTCTTTTGATTCAAATTCACCGTAGAAACAGGTTTCCTCTGCCTCTTTGGGTCCACGAAAGAACTGAATGATGTACTTGTTGTTCATTGCACTCTCCTTCAGGGTAAATCGTCAAGACGATTGACGACGCCAATGAGGCCATGTTGCTCTGTTCTTACTTCAAATCGACAAGCTTGGTCGATATATCCATCGAATGCTGCATATGAGCCATCTATATTGAAAATATATCCGATGAGATGCTTATTGCCAGAAAGTCTGTAGCTAATCGAATGCCATCCTCTGTGCTTAAGCTTGAGCAGCTCATCTTTGAGATTAAACATCGTCTTTGCTGTTGCTGATAGTATGAACTTCATCGATTGCGGAGAACGGATCGGAGTGCCCGATCAAATTTCTATATGTGATTGATTCAAACATTCTCGCCGTCCTGATCCCAGCAGACATCTTCACGCCAGGGTTGGGACTGGTTAATTGCGCTATCAACAACAGAAGGTTATCGATCCTATTTTTGTCCAATTTCATACTCCTATTCAGTTGGTGCATCCGGCGGGAATTGAACTTATGATTTATTTCTATCTCTCAATCGTACATGAGTTTGATTATATTTTTTGCAATAATCTGAGTGAATCTTTCTGCATATATCGCATTTACAATGTTTATATGAACTTATCGTACCATGTATTAGTATATTGCCATTCTCATCTATTGTTCTTGTCCTATCTAAGTCTTTGAGTGTTTGAATATTATGACAATTTTTGCACAATAAAATACATTTAATGATTTCTTGGGCAAGTTCATTCTTGTTCATAGTATGTAATTTTTCACCAATGGGAAAAGATTTTTCGTTTCTATTCTTATGATGAATTTCGAGATTATCAAAACTACCACAACCACTGCATTTACCACCAAGTTGGTCTATTATCTCCTGACGACGTTTATGGTATCTTTTGATCATATATTCTTTCATATAAAGATTATATTCGTCTTTATTTTTGATTGGCATTGTTTGTCCAATTGCGTCACGGATGCAAATACTCAAGTGTTCTTACAAGTACCGACCAGAGTATATGCCCAATTGATTTTGCTGCCGATGTCAGGCATTCTCACTGGTGCTTCGCCTTGGATTCGAGCTTTATCTGAGCCAAAGCTCACCCATTGTTTGTGGCTCAAATTCATAGAGCCAAGATCGCAGTTCTCGTAGAGTGCAATTCCGTCTCCACGATCAAGCCAACCTTTCAGAATTGGTATTGCTTCCGCATTTTCAAGGTCTTTTGTGATCTCTTCAAACGTCATTTGTTTCTCCTGCTGAAATTGGCAGCCCTGTCAGGAATCGAACCTGAATATTCTGGTCCAAAGCCAGACGCTCTACCCTTGAGCTACAGGGCTGGGTTCTCACTTACGGGTCGGGTTGCACTTGTACTTGTCTCCCCTGACTTTCATGGTCTTGCCATCAGAGGTGGCTACCTTGGAATTGAATCGGCAGTCTTCACGGCTGCACCCGAAACACCCATCGAACTTAAAAAGTTCAACCGTCATCTTCTTCATTGCTTACTCTCCACCCAAACGCACAGTTGTTGTGCTAGATGACACCCATGGCCAACAGCCAGCTTGGACTGCCTTCCGGGTCCCAGCCATCAGGTTCGACATCATGACCCAGCACGCTCTGGACCACGCTATCGAGCAGATCATAGTTCGAATTGTCGTCTTCGTCGATGAGAGCGGGGGGCGGTTCGATGTCTTTGAAGTACTTTGGCAGGCTGGTTGTGAAACATTTGATCGAAATGTCGTTGCCTTTGACAACGCATACCCTGGCGTTGTCATCGCTCCAGGTCAACGTACACTCAGTCCCTTCTGGAATGCTTGTGCCATCTTTCTTGTAAATCACCGTGCTCGCCTTCATTGTCTCCTCCTTAGTCACCGAGAATTTTGTCGGCAACCCACATGATGAATCCGATTCCAAGGACCGGAACCATCACAGCGATGATTGCGAATGCCTGATCAACGCTCATAGGTCTTCACCTCGGTATTGTGCAACTTGGCGAACTTGATCAGATCGTCGTTGTAGTAGTTGTATCCACTGGCGACAATATCCAAGGTGTCGTTCTTCCAGATTTTGATCGTGATGTGAGTTCCAGTGATAGGACAGGTAAGGATCAGAATTTCCTTGGATTTGGTGTATCGCCTCAACAGTTGTTCGATTTCGGGATTGTTATCGTACACAGCCAGGAAGTCAAGTTTGCTACGATACATTCTGACGTACTTCTGCATTTACTTATCCTCGTCGTTGAGAATGGCCTTGTTGGCCTGACGCCGACCCAGACGGATGGACTTGCGCTTGTTGATTTTCCTGGAACGTCCATCAGTCTGGTAGCTTTCAATGAAATGATGCAGAGTCCCGTTCTTCATTTCAATCCCTCTGATCGCTTGAGCTTGGCTCCCCGCTCAGGAATCGAACCTGAGTACACCATCGGGGAGAGGTTGCCATGGTGCATGGTGTGTGTCAACCGGCCTGAGCAGCCTTCAGGGGGCTGCTCAGACCTAGTTGAACTACTCGACCCGGCTCAGTTCGCCTTCGCTGACGGCCCGGATGATGCTCTGATAGATGGTTCCGGTCTGCGTTCCTTCCAGGACTGCAATCTGCTTGATGCGCTCGCTGTCCGTACCGCTCAGGCTCTGATACAGGGCGGCCCTGTCTTTCCAGACGCCACGCTTGCGAGTGTGGTTCTGAGCCTGCTCGTTGGTTCCACCGGACTTGCCAGGCTCCCTGTTCGTCATGTTCTGAGCGCCCGGGAGATGGCCGATGCAGACGACCTCCAGCTGAGCTTTCCAGGTGTCGTCAGCGTCCTTCGGCTTGATCGTCCAGCGAACTTCCACCCTATCCACGCACCCGACCTTGAACGCCGCTTCCAGGTTGGCCTTGTCGGTCAGCTCGTTGAAGCGGTCATTGAGCCAGTCCTGAGCGCCGCCGCCGATGATCGACTTCTTGTTCTTCTCCATGTTGGCCAGCTTCTCGGTGAGCTTGACCATCTCATCGCTGCCGCCCTTGCCGCCCTTGATCAGCTCCATCTGTTCCTTCTCGATAGCGGCCTTGCGGTTGTCGTACAGCTCTTCGCTGTCGGGGAGCTTGACGATCTCGATGCTGTTGTCGTGGTACTCGTTGAACTGCTCCTCCAGAGCATTGTACGAATTCTGAAGCTCCTCGACGTTCCCCTTCAGATCCTCGATCTGCTGAGTCAGCTCCAAGTTGATTCCGTCCTTCAAACCACAATCCATGCACTTGTTCTCGTCCATTTCAGTCTCCTTTCCTGGATTCACCGCCAGGTCGGTCTGAGTCGGCTCCCCGGCCCGGAATTGAACCGGGCCTTGCTCGCCAGAGCGGGGAGAGTTGAGTCACAGACCGTGTGCTTTCAGTTCTTTCGCCATGCTTTCAAACGCCATGCTCAGAGTATTGGTCTTGCAGTACTCAATTTCTTCGCCATCTATCATAACTTGTGTGACGTGGAATCTGTCTTTATCAAAATGGGTGAACGGCAAATCTGGTCGCTTGTCCAAGATGATTATCTCAGCTAGGTTCGGAATTTCGATGACAACCAATTCCTTTTCCATTGTCTGTCTCCTTTCAATCTTTTTTCTCAATCAATCTCCCGTGGGTACTATCTTTCCCACGGTAGGCATACGATATCACCTATCCCACCCATGGTCAATACCTATTTCGTCTTTTTTCGACGATGGAAACCATGGTATTTACTAGGGTTTATGGTGTATGGTGACCCTATGGTGCTCCCGTCCATGGTGTATGGTGCGGGCCATGGTGTCTGGTTGACAGAAAAATCACCATGCACCAACACCAACGCATCTATCACATGATGCGTCCCATGGTCCCCGTGGGAGCCTCGGAAGGCCCGGGGGATAGGAGAGTCCTCCCCCGGCACCATCTCTCGATCTATTCGTGGTTTTGGAGCGATCTACTATAGATTAGCGAGACTTTAGAACGGAGGGGAGGCGGAAGTTGGTAGCGACTAGCTCAAATGCCTTCACATGAATATCTTTTGGTACTCTTGTGCAAGGCATCTTATAGACATATAAGCCTTGATCTTTGAAGGCTTTAATGGCCCTTGGCGAGTCATCATAGGAGATGATCACTTTTCCCTGCATTTTGCTTGCCACCTCAGCTACCTTCTCAACAGGCAAATCTCCACTACCAAAAGCGTAAGAGTCTTCAGATAGTTTCTTGGTCCTGTCAAGCACAGTATAGGGGGGATCAAGATAGTGAACAGTGTCGGGTCCATCAAACTTCCTCATCGTATTCTCGAAGTCTCCAATTCTCAGATGAGTCTTCCTGAGTCGAGACTTGTATTTATTCATGCTCCTGAGCAGCTTTGCGCCAGGGGTTCCACCAAGCTCCAGGTGTTGAAGCCCTTTCATGCTTCCACGGAAGGACATCTTATTGACTAGAAACTTGCAACACGGAGTATTACATTGAGAAAGTTTCTGGAAATTTTCCCGAGTTCTTACTACAGGTTTGCAATTGTCAAGTGCGCCTTTTCTGGTGTCATCGTAGAACTTGATAATCCAATCTTCCGTATCGCCAAGAACTTCTGTCTCAGCAGGCTCTTTGTTCCAGAACACAGCAGCCCCTCCGGCAAAGGGCTCAACGTAGACGCTATGTTCTGGGATAGCCGCAGCCAATCGCTTGGCCTTGACTGTCTTGCCGCCGGGGCGAGTAATCAGAGGATTGACGATTGGCAGTTTGCGAGACATTGTACTATTTATTTCCTGTTCCTTTTACTGTAAAGACACTTTGGATCGGTTTCTTGCAGTATAGACAGCATATCGTCTGCGTGTTGAATATGGCATCTAGCCAATTCAGTTTTGCCTTTTTCAAGCAATTCCTTGGACTCATCGGTGGAGCGTGAGATTGAGCGTATCAGGCTTCTTGCGTGCGGAAGCCAAGCATCTTTACGACCTTCCGGTGCTGACAAGATCAGGTCATCAAGTTCATGCTCGACATCTCGTATCTGAGCCATTATCTCGACTTTGGTGAAACGCATTACAAGCCTCACTTCAATTTGAAGAATGCCACACCACCGGGAATGGTTTTCGGTGCTTTGCCAGCATCTTTCATTGCGACAAAAGCGGCCTTGGACAAGCTATCATAGGTTCCAAGCGTCCTGATGTCTTGACCTTTGCCAGCCTGAAGCAAGAACTTGTCATCGGCCTGATAGACCGCATACATCTTTCCGCTCTTGGCCGGGAATTCAACTTTTGCCCCTTCTTTGGGCAGCTGATCGGAGGAGAAGTGAGGGTGAGCACTATGCTCTACACTACACTTGTTGGCATCAGTACAGACCTTGGTCTTGTCGGACTTCCGAACATTGAAGATCATATCTTCTGGCTTCTTGAGGTCAATGAATACGCTCTTAGCGCCAGAATCATACATTCGACTGGTTAGGTCAGAGTTGGCCTCGATGAGATTGAGAAACCTATCGAAAAGCTGAGCCTTGTAGACAGATTCAGAGTATTCCTCTTCATCTTCCTTGGCTTCTTGCTCGATAAGAGCAGCAGCCTCCTCCTGCATCTTCTTGATCTTTTCTTCCAACTTGATTCGATCTTCTCTTGCTCCCTCAAAGCCGCCGAAGCTGCCAGACTTCTTGAGAACGATGATCATACCGCCAATGAGAGTCAGACCGCCACCAATACCGGCCCAAATCTTCCAATTCTTGTACCACTTGAGGTCAAGCTTGATTTCTTTGGTGTTCGCCTTGGTTGCCATATCTTCATTGATAGATTCAGGCGGATCGGCTTTCACGATCGTCTGTGCTCTAGCCTTGAGTACATTGGCCGGAAGAATAGACTTTGGAGTAGTCGTGTTCTTCATAGTCGTCGGCAATGGCTTGTATTTCAGCTTGCTGACAACTTTAGGTACTCCCTGTTGAAGAAGTGGATTCTTCGTAGTGAGTTCTTCAAAGCTGTAGGAAATCATTGATTACTCCTTCCCGCAGCCGCAGCCATGAATGCCATTGTCAATGTTACCAAGTCCGGACTTCTTCTTCTTCAGCAGCACGAACCCGCCGCCGACAACCAGCAGACCAGCCCCGGCATAGCCATACCAAGGAATTCGCTTGTACCAAGGCAGGGCAACAATGCCAGAGGACTTCTCTTCCATCTTAGCAGGAGTGCTTGATTTCGATCCAGAGCCATACGGAACAGTATTGATCATAGACGCTCCGGTTTTGGCAGCAAGTTTCTTAGCAGTATCCTGTCCAAGCTTGCCATCAGCAGTCAGACCATTCTCTTTCTGGAACAGAGCAACCGCATTGGCGAAATCACTCGAATTCGCAGACGGATTGGCCTGGAAGACAGAAATCGACTTGCCGGTAGGAAGAATCTCCAGTACCCACATATCTTTAGTAGCATCCGTGATATGAGTGGCAACAGCTCCCTTGATAAACTTGTCCCTGTTGGTCATGTTGTAGTTGATCGCAGCCTGGCGATCGAACTTGATGGACGCCAACATGGTCCGGTAGTCGTAATCCAGGGCACCGATTTCAGACATGACGATCATCGTATCCTCCTTCTTATTTCATCCTCGACGCATCGGAAGCCAATTGGTACATCAGGTGAGACAATTCATTGTCTTCATCTGTTCTTGCTGATTCCTCCGTATCGCAATTGGTAAAGCAATTATCTTGCAAAATTGCAGCAGCATTCAGATATGCGGCGGCAATATGATTGTCTTTTTGTGCCAGTCTTACGGCATTTGAACTCAAATCAAGAGCCGATCTAAGATGATACATACAATTATTTTCATCATCTATTCTGATCCTTCGAGTATAGTGATCATCGATCTCTTTGCGTTTTGCGATCAATGTTTTCGTGAACTCTTCTTCTCTTGAATTAGTATCTCCGAATCCTTCAACAACAGGATTCTTCTTTCTGAGCTTGGTTGCCATCTCTCTTCTCAAGAGATCGGTCAATGTCTCTTCTGCTGCGATCGCATTGGTCTGCGGAGCAAGTCTATGTATTTTCCCATCTTTCGCCCTGTAAACATAAAACGAATTGTCTCTATCTTCCTCAATATCTACTTTGCCAGCTTCAAACCATTTAGCGAGATTCGGGAAACGATCATGAAAACTCTGATCAAGTTTCCTCGGATTCTCTTCCTGGGTTACTTGAACCTTCTTTCCCTTCGGTCCTTTCGGAGCGTCCGGAGTTTTCTTTATTCTATCCTTCTCTCCAATAGATCCGGCCTCTGGCTGGACCTCGGGAGCCGGTGGTATCTCCGGAGGGGAGGTAGACTCGGAAGCGATCTTCCGGCCCTTCCGGAGATTAGCTCGGTAGTTGTCCATATCCATGCCATCTCGGCAACGAATATCTTTCTTCAGTTCCCTGGCCAGACGACCGCATTCATAAACAGTCTCGTCTCGCTTCAGGCGCTTGCCGGATGGATACAGTTTATATTTCTTGTCTGCGTGCTTCCCTGGGTTCTTGCCAAAAGAATGAGAACCAGTGTACTTGTCTTTTCTGTCAATGAACCTAACATATTTCTCAAGCGTCTTGGCTGCTTTGATTTCAGCTTCATCCGAAAACTTGCCATCTGGACCATGATACGGATTGAATCCGAATTCATCGAATCCATCCATCATCCTGGAAGTAATCTTTGCCTTTGCAGCAGGCATCCAAAGAGGTGAAGTTTTCCAGACAATCAAACCGATTCCAGCTAATGCACTCGAAACTTTCACCCACGTTGGGATGCTCTCCCAAAACGTCTTGGATATATTCTTGGCAGCATCTTTCAAGAGATCATCGGCAAAAGCAACAGCATCTTTGACAACATCACCGATAGCCTCGCTGATGGACCTAAGCCGAGCCCTAATGTCTATCGTGAGGATGATGTCAACAGACGCTTCTGCATCGAAAATAATCTGATTCGATGCGTCGATATTCATCGCTACTGACTGAAGCAACCTCCAGAGATTTTCATTGTCGGTGTAGAGATCATTGCCTTTGCCGACACTGACTCTGGCCTTCAGAAGTTCACAATGTCTGACCAATTCGATTTGCATCCTATTGGTCTGATGCTGAATTTGGGCTAAGAGATTCTGATAGTTTCCGAGGTAATAAGCCCCGTATGCTCCAAGAGAAGTTCCAGCACCAACGAATGTCACAATCGCACCGATAATCGGATTGATCATCGTAGAGACTGCATATCCACCGGCTATCGATCCAAGAACTTGAGTCGGGAACTTCCACGGAACCATCTTCTCTCTAATTTCATTTGCTTTCGACAAATAGAGGTTCGTCGCTTGAAGCATATTGAAATTAGTCTCACCAAGACCGGGCTCAGCAGTCGAGCCCTTGATCGAGGCCCTGAGCTGAATGAATCTAGCAGTACCCTCTGATGCGCTAGTTCCATCGAATCCATCTACGGTGATCATTTCTCATCCCCAAAGTCGATCTCTGGAAGATTCACCGGAAGCAATGGATGGAGTTTGTTCATTACCATTCCTCCAAGTCCTGTAGCCCCGAGAATCGCAATCGCATTCTCGCAGAGAGAGCCCTGGCGAAGCAAGAGCGAGGCGATCAAAGCCCCCCAGAAGGTCAGGCAAGTCCAACAGGACAAGGGCTTGCCGTGCGTCCAGGTGTCCTCCAGATAGCCCTGGAGTCGAGTAGATCCGGGGAGTGATCTGATGACGTACCCGAAGCCGACTCCGGTGCAAGCGAAAGTGACAACTTGCTCAAACATTGTAATTGTCAGACCTTCTTGCTGCGGGATTTCTTCTCCGGTTCGGCCAGTTTCTTGATAAGCTCTTGCGGGTCAGAACCTACAAGAGATTTCATATTGTCTGTACGAACAACAGTGTACTCCAGAGAATCGAAAGTCCAAAATACAAACCAAAGACCACTCTGATGCTGCTTGAAGAGACGCATTGCGAGCATTTTACTTCTCCTTTTTGATCTGGTAGATTAGAGATCCGATTGAGACTGCTAAACTCAGACCGAAGATTCCAATTAGAATCTTCTGATATTTGCTGACGTTACAGGTATTGCTGCTTTTACCCATCTCAAAATCCCTGCTCATGGATTAGGCGGCCGAGAATGATCTTTCCCTCTTTTCCAGGATGCAGACCATCTCCTGAGCCAGCAGCCCCAATCAGTCTACCTGAGCCATTATCGAACACAGAAGTATTGACAATTGCATCAGGGATCTTGGAGTTCTTAATTAACTTATTCAGGGCTTTTGTCTCAGCCTGCTTCGCAGGTGTGCTTGTTGGGTATCCCGCCCAAGGGAGAATCTGGATGACTACCAAACGAGCACCAGACCGCTTGATCTCCGTCCAGAGAAGTTCGAGATCAACGATAATGTCTTTGGCCTTACGGCCGCCTCCAAGATCGTTCACCCCAGCCAGAACGACCAGATCAGTCGGATTAGAGCGTAGAGCTTCTGCGAGGTGAGAATAGATGACTCTCACTCCCTGGCCAACGTAGCCAAGAGATGTAACAGAGGAACCCTCTGGCAGCTTGGATTCAAGAATCTTGCCATAGACTCCATCTGCTGTTATTGAATCCCCAAGACAGACTACTTTTCTAGGTCCACGGGGCCTGTTTTTGATTTTAGAGATCATTCCGTAAGCCGCATAGGATACCAGGCTTAAACCAAGAATGCCACCTCCAATGATGATGGCTTTCTTGTATTTTTGGGGTATTTCAATTCCCTGCATTTGTCTTATCTCATGAAAATAGTTATTAGCCTCTTTGTATAGACTCCTGGCTTTCATGAAATCATCATTTGTGAAATCATTGTCTGTCTGACGACCAATTCGTCCAATGAAATGATTGATATTCCCCAAAAGCGGAGTCAGTGTATCCAAAAGAGCCGGATCTGTATCTTCATCAGATCCGAGATTGATTAGTCTGTCTTCTTGAACCTTGAGATTTCTGACCAAAAACTGCATATAAGTTGGTCTGCTTTCATCCCTCATACAGAATTCTGGTTTAAGTCTACATTCCTTAACCATTTCGGTGAAATCATTAGCCTCAGTCTCTATCCGCTGTATAGCAGTTATGCTTCTTGTTTCTCTTGCTCTTTCTATTCGAATTCTCAATCTATTCGTTCTATCTACATCCACCAAGCTATGCATAGTTACGCCGATCTTATCAAATAACTCTTCGGCCAAAGAATACTCTTCATCGAGTACATCTAACTTGCTTAGGGCCATACTGTATGCAGTAGAAATTGATTGAGTCGGTCGTATATCAGATCTCTGGTCTTCTTCTTGCTCATTTGAATGAAATGTAGTTTGCTCATCCTCTTCTGCTCGTAATGAACCAGCTGTATTGACCGCATTTCTCAACAATGCCCCTAATCGCTCAAGAATAGCGTGATTTTGTATTTCTGTATTGGTATTATTTACTCTTGGAATATCAATAAGGTCTACCTCATAAGAATGAGCCAGAGCGCCATGGTCATTTTGATTGAGCCAACGAATGTTTGTTCTTATTTGAGCTATGAGTTCGTGCTCTTGCTGGATTAAATCATGCATTGACATGGTATGCATTGGTTCGGTGACTTCTGGCCTGAGAGCATTTGCAATTTCATCGGCAATACTGTTAACAGTTGAAAGATAATCGTTAGGCGTTAGACCATTGCCCATACCCATAAATAGATTACGCATTCTGAGCAATGGCTCACGAATTCTCGGATCTCTGTCTCTTTCGGGCAAAAGAAGGATTAGTTGTTCTACTTGTCGCCCAACTCTATCAACCTCATTGAGTGTTCTTTCTGCTTCAGCCATTCTTCTAACTTCAGTAGATGCTCTATTATCTGCTACATCTCGTTCTTCATATGCCCTATGGCTTCCTGGTACAGCAGGAATAACAAATCCACTCTGACTAACGAGCAAAGAGTTGTCTACTAGAGCCTGGTTAGCTCGTCTGATTTGTTCTTCAGACGATACGGTATTGCCAGAGCAGGGAGGACAAGCCTCTGGATTGGTCATCAATTGGACGACTAGATGCCTGATAGGCTCAGTGGCATTCCAGGCAGCATGATAGGCTTTTTCATATGTTGGATCATTGTAGACAGCCGATTTGGCTGCTTCTTTCGCTGCGATCCTGTCTCTTGCTGTACCTTCATGCGAATAGTTCAGCTTTGGCTCTGCCTTATCGATAGCCTCTCGAACCACACTTGGATCGAGTGCCTCCATCTCATCTCTTTCGATCTCGCTGAGTGGTCCAAGAAGTGTTATTTCCATTTCACATCCCACAGGGGCAAGTAGAACTTTCAACCTGCATGACATTCCAGCCATTGCATAGCTTTGTCATGACGTACCAAAGACCAGATTGACCTCGATAGATGTATCTACCAGAGTCATCTATCTTGATGAAATCAGCCTTCTCGGGTAGACTGATTCGACTTGCGTATGATTTGTTGCTAACTACTCTCATCACTCAAAATCCATATCAACAAGCCAGCAGTTAACGATGTTAAATGCTGATAGTATTGTTATTCTTTCCTTGTTCGCCAATACAATGTATAGAAATTCATCTGGATTTCCCGGAGTACCAAAAACCGGTCGCCATACTGTGTCACTACCAGATTGATTTCTTACGGTAATTGGGCCACTGAGTGCGCCCCACCCGCCTTGATATACTTGAATGACGACAAGAACATCTCCTCTCGTCTCATTTGTATATCTAAATATAGTCCCTGGCGCAATAATCCTATTTTGCATGAACTTAGTGCAATATACATATTTTGCATAGTCTAGCTTTTCTTTGTAATTCATCTCTCCCTCTCAGATGTTCGTGACATAGTAAGTAATGTCTTGAAAATCCAAGACGACGGTCGCATTCACCTCAAAATAATCACCTTTTGACAATATCACATAGTAGATATTGTCCCAAAAAGTTGAAGCTGAAATCACGGAGGACTGTCCGCCTTGCTTAAATACACGAATTGTCATGGCTGTAACGCCAATGGCAGCAGTCAATTTATGATGGAATATCACCAATACATCGTCACTGCTGTCATTTCTGTATCCAAGGATATTGTTTCCGTCCCCAGACGTAATCACCCTATTGGCGATACAGTCAGACAGAAATCTATGTTTGGCCACCTCCACTCGCTCCAAATAATTCAATCCGACCAATCTATCTGTACGAATGTATGACCGAGCAGGTAGCATTCCCATTTCTTCTATCCTTATACATACTGGTTGTAAGCAGTTTCCATCCTGGAAGCATACTTGCCAGTGTGATCGCCATTGTATAGTAAACCGAAAGTTGCGAAGTCTTTGTTTCTTACTGCATTGGCTTTTCTGCTGTCAGCAAGAATGAATCGAACCATGGCTACTTTCTGTTCTTCTTGATTACCACAGAAAGCTCCAAGCATTTGCTCAGCAGAAACATATCCAGCCTCTTTGAAATTGAATCCCATAATCTGCCCAATTCCATAACTTGCGCTACGATAGGCAGCATCACCGCCCAGGCTGGCTGCGAGCTTCAAAGTCCTCCATTCCATACTTTGATCACCGTGAAATGTCTGCCAACCATCGCCAAGATTAACATAATGACCAGTATGCTGTGGACTACTAAATTTGAAGTAACTATTGAAAATCGAATTGTCCTTGCCCCAGAATGCCCAGAACTTATGATTTTCAAATCTAATGATCACTCGACCATCGGGTCCAAATGGCTTCCCTCCGGCCTCAATAGTCATGATGGCCTTGAGAACCAATGGATCAAAGCCTGACTTGGCCACCAGAGCGGCATAGTCACCAATCTTCGCTGGACCACTCATGGGGCACCTCGACTTTGATCTAAGCACTATTCCCGCCAGAACCATACCCAGGCCGATACCGCCAGCTGCGTAGGGTAACCAATCGGGCAAATTGTCGTATTTGTCAAGTAGCCAAGACTTGACTTCTGGCAAGCCATTCATTGAATGATCCTGTTTGATTGAATGATTGGAAGGGAGGTTGGAATACACCGCTGCTGATCAGCGTTAAAGCTTACCAGCAGACGGTGATTCCATTCACTAACTCTCTTGGGGCGAACTTGATCTTCGCATTGCCGAGACATGACGCCCTCCTGCGGAGGATGTCAGCCCCCACAACCGCAGCTCGGACCAGCCTCAATGCTCTCGTCTTCATATTCCCCAAGAGTCTTCTTCTTCCTGACGACGAAATAGATTCCAGTAGCCGACCCAATGACAACAGTGGGAATGCCAATTGCCAGAATCATCTTCCACGGAAGTCCGGACTTGACAACCGGAGGAATGGCCCCACTTGCCTTGGGATCAGTTTTCTTGGGAGTAACTTTCACCGGAATCTTGGGAGTAACTTTCTTCGGAGTAGCAGGCTTCGGCTCCCCGCCAGTACCCCACTGGGACGGAGGGGTTGCCTGTGCTTCAGGTTGCTCCAATGGCTTAGAATAACCAACTTTCACGGCCTTTCCTCCAACAGTCAACACAGTAATCTTATTAACTGCTGGCATATTGGGAACTTGGAAAACAGCCCAAGTGCTATTGGCAATACCATTCATGCCCTTGGAATTTGGTCCTCCAATAGTCTTTACAGCATTGCCGGAGACAATAGCAACATTGAAATTGGTCGGATCGGCTGCGTCGATAGCTCCCTGGACATTGACAGTTTTGGCATACTTATTCAATCGAGCTTGAATTTCAACAGTCTTATTATCTTCCCGAGCATAGAATTTAACTGCGATGACCTCAAGGGCCTTTGCAGCAGCTTCAGCTTTGGACTTCTTCCCGGAAGCAGTTAGAGCAGAAGCAACACCAGAGATCGCCTTGACTTTGCCAGCAGTCCCGGCAATAGCAGTGGTCGCAGCACCGGCAGCCAGTAGGGTTGCGCCAACAGCCTGAGAGAGTGGAGGGATCGGAATAACCATGGCGACGCCACCAACTGCCGAAGCAATTGGGCCAGCGATTGCAGCAATGTCAGAAATTTTGCCAGCAGCATCGCCAATGAAGTCAGTCGCTTTGCTTACGCCTTCTTTAGCTTTGTTTAGAATGTTGCCAATGATTCCTTCAAAGCCAGAGATACCAACACCAGCGCTCGACATCGCAGCGACAACGCCGACATTCTCTTCATCGGTAGTGCGGACGAAAGGAATGATCGTTCGCATATCAGGGATCTTCTTTTGAAACACCGGATACGTCGGTGCCTGAGAAGGAGGATTCAAACCCCTGGGAGTGCGATTGGCATTGTCAGCGATCTGATCTTTCAGCGTAGAAGGCGTATTCAACGTCTCCATAACCTTGGTCAGACCGGGGACTTCCAGTGGTTGAGTCAGCAGGGCCTTGGCCCCAGCTTCAGCATTATCAGCCAACTTGCGATGCTGGGCGGCCTGCACAAGATGACGTTCCTGCTCAGAACCACTGGTCTTGGCAGCGAGAGTCTGCTGATTGCGCTCCTCAGAACGCTTGACAATACCGTAGAGCGACAGAGTAGACGCAATACGGAATCGTTCAATTCGGGCTCGATCTTCGATCAACTTACCAGCAAGACGATTCATCTGCGTCTTGAGAGCAGTAGAATCAGAAGTATTCATCTGCCCCTGAGCCATCTGAGCCTGAAGACGCTTGTATTCAGCCTCATTGCTCAGGAGATTCTGTTGAACAGCCTTAGCCTTTTCACCAACCTTGCCGCCAATGAATCCACCGTTGGCAATTTCCTTGGCCTTATCTTTGACGATACCGGGTACAGTACCGGGATACTTCTGGACGCCTTCAGCAGCAATCTTGGGAGAAGCCGCATTCAGGAAGCTATTGATCCAAGGCTTCTTGTCCTTGGTAGTCACAACAGCAACATCTCGCTTCGCAGGAACCGAGGTCTTGCCGGGCTTCAATACCGACTGAGCAATGATAGTCTTCATTGCGTCAGAAGTATTCAGTCTGGTAGGAGCTACCTTAGTCTGACTGGGAATCACACTAGGATTCTTGATCAGATTGGTCTTCGGAACAGTCGTCTTCGGTGCAATTCCCTTGGTCTGCTTCACGACAGAAGCATTAGGAATCCTTGCTCCGGCAACAGTCTTGGCCCTGACTTTGATCGACTTGATTCCTTTGTCAGTTACGCCTTCCATTTCTCCAAGCTGAAAAAACGGAATAGGCTCAAGAGCCCCCAGCGTGGTATCTTTCAGGTCCTCCGGCGAGAACTCAGCAGGAAGAATACCAGCCAATGACTCAACGGACAGCGATTCACCGAGATACTCGTTGAGCGTCATTGCTAATTCCTCACTTATTCAGGGCCTTGATCTCGTCGATAGTTGCGACGGTCAGGTCTTTGCGAACAAAGTACCCAATCAGAAACAGCTCAGTGACACGGGGCAGAACTGCCCAGGTAGCACCGAGGATTGCATCCAGGCTCCAAGTGACCCGAATGTCAGTATTGGCGCTATAGACATAGGGTATCTTCTGCTGAAGTCCACTAAGTCCAGAATAAGATTCTACGATACTCGCAGCGCCACCACCGCCAATAGAACCGCCGAAGACAGACATTGGAACAGCATCAGGCAGAACGTCAAACTGTCGTCCAGACTCCCTGATGTTAAAGAAGACAGCCTGATTCGGGACACGAGTGTCAGTAAGCAGAGGCTCTACACGACCGAAGATGGAATCCTGGATGAAATCGAAATCAGACGACAGATGCTTAGTGTCAGTCTGCGTTGCGGCTGCCAGAGCCAGATCAACAGTTCGGAAGGGAATGATACCCCAACGACAAATGTCAGGGGAAATCTGCTCAAGTCCCCGAAGGAACTCCAGCTGTTCACTTCCAGGGGTGTGTCGCAGGGAGAATGCGGGAATCTTAGAAGCCATCTGAAACCTCCGACCTGGGCCATCCCGGCAGGTTTGCCTTTCAAGCCCAGGCCGGGAGGTTCAAGTGTACTTAGAGAAGAGTTCTGATCACTGAATTTTCTTCAGGGACCAGATCAACCACGACCCATCGCCTTCTTGATGTAGCCATTCAGCATCAGCCGAACAGCAACAGCGTTGGCGGCAGCGATCGTTGCGGGAACCAGGGCACCGGCAGCGGGAGACTCAGTGGTGAGCCAGCCAGCGCCAAAGTGCGTCATGGTAGCCTCAATGTCGTGGTCCGAGTTGATCTCCTGGTTGACCAGAAGAGGACGGACGGCGGCCAGAGAGGGCACACCAAGGCTCAGGATGTTGCCATCAGGAGCAACGTCGCTCGAATAGCCGGAAACACCCAGGCCGCTCTGGAAAGTCAGCAGCGGACCTTCCATGACGGTATCCTTGTTGATCTTGAACTCAAGATAGAACCGCTCAGCGATGTAGTGGAACACCTCGTTGGTACACTGGTTGGCAACACCAGGCAGACGGCCACAGATGAAGGCACCAATGTTATTGATGACCATCTGCTCGCCACGGCTAATGCGCCGCTGCTGAGTGATGTTGCAGTCAATTCGGTCCTTACCAGACAGATCACGGAAGAACTCCCAGGTCTGACCAGCAGACAGAATGGACGCAGCACCCGAGCCAACGATGGCACGAGTATCATAGCGCCAATCCTCTCGCCACTCAACGAGAGAAATCTTCTTGCCACCGAGAAGGTACTGACCGGGCTCACCCTTGACTGGAACGAGAGATGCCATAATATCCTCCTATGTCTACTCTTGACTAGAGCAATTACGCAATCGCAGCAGCGAGATTGCCATTGAATTGGTTGAAATTGCCGAGAACGATCTCTTCGCTACCATCATCATCGTAGGTAGACGAATCATCGTAGGATTCAGCGAGCTGCCTCTCTTCAACGGCCACAGCCTCAAGACCAAGCAGAGCGGACTTCTCTTCCTCGGTCAGCTGTCCAAGAAGCTGACGCTCCTCAACCGAAACAGCGCCAAAGACCTGGGGAAGCACGCCAAACTTCTTGAAGACAAAGCCCTTCAGAAGATCATCGTACAGCAGATTGGCCATCTGATGCGAGGTGAGCATGACCCCGGCAACGGGGGAATACTTCCAGGCAACACGACCACCAACAAGGCCAACGACCAGCTTGACAGCAGGACGAGCCAGCGGCCAAGGGATCAGGTTGGTCAGATCATTGACCAGCTTGGCACCAGTGAGAACACCAGTACCGAGCAGGGAAGACATGATCCAGTCTTTCGACAGAATCGGCTCCCCAAACTCATCAAATCCACCCTCCAGGGGCGGATACTCCATCTCTTCCATCTGAAAACCCTCCAACGATGCTCTATAAGGACGCTGCGTGCTAGTGTCTCTATCGACGGTCACACCAGAACGTAGATCGTAACGCCGGCCAGCAACATCCATATATCTAAATTGCTGATTCTTGCGACAGAGATCAACCATCCTGTCGCCTACTTCATCAGGACTAGCCTTAGAGCCACCGACGCAAACCCTAGGATCATAGCTCGCTGCTTGAACGAACTTGACCCTCGACATTGACCGAGGAAGCTTATACTTAGCCCCCGGGTTGTCGTAGACAGGGATTCCATCAATGGTGGCTACATCAGGCATTGTCTTGATTAGTCCCTACGTCCACGCACAGTACCCTTCCGAACAGCACTCTTGCTGTACTCAATGGCGGACGGAACGCTGCGAGAATACTGCTTCAGAGCAGAACTCATGCAGCTGCGGTAACCAGACCCACAAGTGCCCTTGCCACCGGGGCAACACTTGGTAGAGGCACGGGTCATCAGAGACTGCCAAAGACGAGCCTTGGGATGATGCGAAAGAGACTTGCCACGAGCAGAGGCACCGGGATTGGGAGAGTAGAACACACTCGCAGCGTACTTTCCACCCTTCAGCCCAGTACGAACAACAGCTCCACGCTTGGTAATCTTCTTGCAGACAGTCTCGCCCTTGCGAGGACCCTTCTTGACAAGATGACAGACAGACATATCCTCCATCTCACCAAGAGACTTCTTCGACTTCTTACGCTTGAGGCCACCCAGGCCACCAAACGCACAAGTCTTGAATGCAGAGCCAGTCTTACCCTTGCACGCCTTCATTCGCTTTGCCTGAGCATTGAGCTTCCTAATCGCCATTTGCGTACCCTCCTGAAGAAACACCCGAAGTTAAGGACACCCTACTGTTTTGCTGCCTGAGCTGTCAAGCCCCATGCTCGCTAGCTCTTGGACAGCCTCCCCAGGGCGAATGATCCGCCGAGGAGGGCAAGCAACGACGCCACCGATACCAGGATGACGGGGACGGCGATCTTCTTGATCTCTTGCTTGACGCCTTGGATAGTCGGCCCGAGCATCGGGTCAACAAGCTGATTCACCCATTCGGGTGTCTCTTTAGTTTCTTGCGTCACTACTTGAACTGCTGCCTGCTTGGATAGACCAAGAGCAGAGTAAATTGCTTTGTGAGTGTAGTTGACTGCTTTATTTGCGATCATTGGAGCAAGTGAGGTAGCCTCTTTTTTGTAATATGGATAAATTAAGTCCCAGGCTGGCTTGACATAAGACGGGAGATCAGGAATCTCGCCAATCTCAACGTCCGAAAATTCGATACTAATCATTTAGTTTCGCCCTATTTGCAAAAGCCAACCATTTTAACATCTAACAGTGATTCATATTCATTATCTTCTGGCCAATGATTTAATAGTTTATTTGAAACTTCTTTCGATAAAATAAATGCCAAATGCTCCTTCGACTTATATGATCGGAAAGTAACATCGAAAGTTACTCTTAGCGTTTTTTCTGTTACCTTGATCGCCATACTAGACCTTGTAGTTCTTAGTCTTGTAAATCATTTCCTTTGGAGGATACCAACCAGCAGGCTTGTCAACAGAGGCATCGAGTGGCAACCAAGCGGTTGGGTTTTGTGGAGGCAATCCAGCCATTAACAGAATATGATTCCAAGAACCGGCACGCTTTCCGCCGACAGCTTTCGATTCCATGATCTGAAGTTCTACTTCATGACCAACGGAGCCAGCCAAAGAGCCAAGCGTAATTGTGTAGTCATCACAGTCTCCCCCGCCCCATTCCAGAGTACGCAGGGGATTCTGATAAGTATCAAGATTGGCAATGTCACGAGTGTAACGCTGATGCTGACGAACATAGTTGAAGAGAGCTTCAAGCTCTCTTCTCCAATTCTTTTCAGGATTACACCAGCGAGTATTGGAAATATTGTTCGACTTACCGCATTTGCCACAGACCCAAGTTCCATCTTCTTCGTGGATCGCACCGGCAACGGTATTGGGGAATTTGTATTGTTCGACTTTGGGAAAACTATTGACAGTCTGACATTGATTACATCGACCACAACGAGTAGAAAGGACCTTGATTGCGAGTCCTCTTACTCTTGGATCTTGCCGACCTTCTCGAATCTTTTGCTGAATCAACTTCACCCGATCATCGATATTGGGACCAAGCTTGTGAATCTTAATCGTTGGATCATTCTTGAGATTGACTTTGCCAAGCTGCGGGGAGTAGTCCAAAGCTCCCATTGCTTGACCAATGCCACTCTTCAGGTCAGAAAAACCCGTAAGAATTGACCCGATACCTTTGAACAAATCTCCGAGGTCCATGTTCGCAGGCTAGTCCCCTGGTCGGAGTCTTGTCAAGACCCAGACGCACACTTCCCCCGAGCTGGCCCGGGAGTGCCGTAGATCAAGCGTTCTGGAGGGGGAGGTGCTCCGGGGCCGCAGTACGACCCCGGAGCGGGAGGCAGAACCATGAAGGAGAAAGGAACGAGCTAGATCAAGATGGCACCCTGACCGCCGGAAGTCAAGGAGCAAATTCCTTGATCTTGGCCATGACCTCTTCAAGATTGTCTTCAAGAGTTGAAAAGACACGCTGGCCAACATCATGTTCAAGATGCCCAGCATTGACGAGAGCTTCAATGATACCCTGGAAGACCTCCAAGGCTCCTTCATTGTTGCCTTTCTTACTGCGCATCACCAGAACAGTCAGTGGCTTTCTCCAGCTCTTGAGCTTGGCTGCCTGCTGAATGAAACCGAACAATGCTCCAAAGATGAGTTCTTTGCTGTCAGCCTTGGCGAGAACATCAAGAGCCTGTTTGGCTTCAGCAGTCATCTCAAGTTGAAGCTTGGGAGGTTCTGGTTGGCTAGCGGGCTCCAGTTGACGCTGCTCTACAGGAGCGGTCTGTCCAGGAGTAGCCTTGGCTTCGCTAATCATGCCACGGAAGCTATCAAGCACTTGGGGCATTCCTTCCCAAGCCTTAGACATGAAATCCCAGAAGCTCTCAGAAACAGGAGGCCCTTGATTCTGAGGGACTGGATTCAATTCACGGGCCAAAGACTTCAATTCACGGAACTCTTGAAGCTGCTCAAGTAGCGTACGAGAACGAGCAGGATTCAGCTGAGCTTTTTGGATCTCCATCTTCAGTTCAGCAATCTGCTGTTCGGCCTTGTTTTTGCCATCAAGATAGTTGGTGATAACAGGAATGAACGGAACCAGTAGAGGCAATACTCGTTCCGTCAACACGCTCAAAGTATCCGGTTGAACTACTGGAGGAGCAGGACGCAGAACCTCGGACATCTTGGCAATCAATTCCAGCTGCATCTTCAATGGATCACTTTGCGGTTGATCAAAAGAAGGCAGCATGGGGGGAGGGGGCGGCGTCCTTTCCAGACGATCTATCCTATCCGCAAGACGAGTCGTGACATCGAGTACAGCTTGAAGCTGAGTCGAGTCATTGTTGTTGGAAAAGGACTTCATTGCGTCCTTAATCATTGGCAGCATCATGACCATCGTGGGATCAAGTTTCTGCTGGTTCTGAAGCAGACCCATGACCTTTTCCATTTGGTCATAGATTTCAATCGGAGGAGCCTTGTTATCGTTTTGCTTGGCAAGAGAATCACGAACAGTCTCGACAAGCATTCGGACTGCCGATGCATTAGATTCAGGTTCTTGCATCGGATTCTTTCTTGGAATAGTGGTGAAGTATCGAGGATGGTTGAGCTGGTCAATCAGCCAAATCTCATACTCCATATCACCAAAGTTGGGACGAATGCGCTTGTTGACGAAAGCCGTAATATCTCCATCAGCCTTCACTTCCTGAGAAGTATAGTCATTGATGGGGTTCAGCTTGCCGTCGTTGAGACGCTGATAGATACGGATCTTGTCTTTTGGAGGCAGCAGGGGCACAACGTCTTTGTCTCTGGACGGATCATGCACTACTGGCGATGCCGGTGCAGTAGCCGCTTGATTGTTAGAGACAATTGACATTGCCTGCGGAACTACCTCGGCAAGAGTCTTTGCCAATTCTCGGTCAGAACGAGCAATCTTCTTCTCTGCTTCAGCCCGAGCCTTCATAACTCGATTGAGTTTACCGGCTCCTGCTCGAACATCACGGGTTCGATCTGGATCGATCTGGGAAGGAGAGATCACTTCCGGTTCTTCCTTGGTATCCTCGCCAGGGCTAGAGGGAGAAAACTCTCCTTCGCCCAATAGATCCGAGAGATCGTCCGTATCCTGGGGGGAAGGCATTGGGACCTGCTCCTCTTCTCGTTCGGTTCGCATCAGTTCCCTCCGTCGAGCTTCTTCTCTTCCTTAGTCAGAGTGTCGCATTGACTGCAACAATCTTCGCCTTCGCAATCGAATTTATTGGACTGATTGAGCATATTGCTAATCGTATTGAAAACAGCATCGGCAACAGACGGATCGAGAATGACCTGGACCTTGATTTTCTCAATCTCCCCATTGTCGTCGATCATGCGAACGATAGAGGCTTCAACGATCGTATTCTCAGTCATCTTCTTCTCCTAATTGACTGTAAACTCAGAAAGAACTTCGGATTCTCCGGTCCAGGTGGCCCTAACTGACAAAGGAATCCCTATGAATTGACCTCCAGCCTCACTGAAGCAATGTTCACAAACTACGACCCAATCTATCTTATCGAAACCTTCGACTGGCTCTCCGTCAAGCTTACCCCAGATGAATTTGCCCTTAGCATCTGTGGTGAAATGCTCACAACAATATAGCTGTTCGCCTCTTTTGGGTTGAATCAAGTCAGACATTACTTCTTTCCAATTTGCTTGAGAAGCAAGCCTTCAGCAGAAGCAAGTCCAACGATAATATCTCCAACAGGCATCTTGAACTTTCCGGCAAGAAAGGCGGCTGCCATTGTAACGAATCCATCTACAGAAGAAGAAGTATTCTTCTGGACAAGCTCATCGATGAGAGAAACAACGATCTTGAATTTGTCTTCAAGTACCTGACGCTCTCTTTCGCTAGAACATAGCTTGAGATAGGTCTTAAAGAACAGATGGACTTTTTCCATGACAGGTCCACCAACTCCTAGAATCTGAATTTCCATTGACTCTCTCCTACAGCTTGAATTTCTCTACTGCGTCCTTGAGATCAGAAGTATCTGGGTGTAGATACAACTGAGTCGTGGATATGGAGCTATGTCCAAGCAGCTCTTGGATGATTTTTAGGTTGACTCCTCGCTTTTGAAGCTCAGTAGCAAATGTATGTCTGAGTTTGTGTGGAGTCAACCAAGGAAGTCGCAGCTCTCCTCGAATCTTGATGATACGACTGCTGATCTCATTGGGATTGATGTGTTGATGCGTATAGTGTGGTTTTGGGAACAACCAATCACTAGAGATTTTCGACCTGAAATTGGTATTGTATTCTTTCAGAAGATCCCTTGCTGCTTTGTTCAAGGGAACAATTCTTTCCTTGTTGCCTTTGCCAATAAAACGCAGACAGCTTGAATTGTCGATCCTGATAATAGCAGTCTTCGGAAGAGTACAGCCTTCGGCCAATCTCAGTCCAGTTAAAGGGAATATCTTGAGTAGCGTCTTGTATGGGTCCAGGTCTTTATCGCATTCTTCAAAGTATTTCTTCAGCAGTTCTCCGTTGAGAACTCTTGTCCTTTTCTTCTGATTGGCAGGAAACTTGGCCTTAACTAATGCAGGGAGTTGAACTTTACCCTGAAGTTCAAGCCATTCCAGGAAAGCTTTTCCTCCAAAGTAGTACAACTTCACTGAGCGAACAGCCAAGCCTGAGTCAATTAGAGCGGCTACGAACTCGGCAAGAAGAGATTGCCTAATCGTCTTCAGGTCTTGACCAGAAGTTCGCAGGTACTCCACCAGATGCTTTGCGCCTTTGATGTAAGACGTAGCCGTCTCAGCGGATTTGATCGCACGGATGTAAGTTTTGAAGTCATCGAGGAGTGCCATGGGGGAAGACTAAGATAGGTCACCCGGAAAGTCAAGGGAGATTACCTAAGATGATCTAAAGGCTATTTTCTTGGCATATTTTCAATCATCTACCTCCAGACCCATTAGAGTTGACTGTGCCAAGCCCTTGCATTTGAATGTGAAAGTCCACCGAGAACAGGAACATCCCGGCCCCGACATTATTGGCAACTGCATTGTCTCGGTAGACCCGCAACATCCCGAGTGCGCTGGGAAGATAGCCCGACAGGTCAATATCAAACTCGGCTGTCATTTGATGCTTATAGTTTTGCCCAACAATCGTATCCTCGAAAGGATGAGTGGACTCCCCGCCGAACACTCCATTGATGCTGGCAAAGTCGTAGACCGCTACCCAGCGAACAGCTTTTCCAATCAAGGCAGCCCCGTTAGCTCCTGGTCCCCAGTGAATATGTAGCTTGACGATACCAGGCACCCAGCCATGAGGAAATTGAACGTCCGGGAAGTTGAGATCGTCGTCTCGGGTGTGGCGAAAGCGATAGGCTGCCAATGTTCCACGATGATACATGAACTCCGGGGGCGTAATCGTTGCTCCGATATTGCCAACCGATCCTGGGATACGAAAGTCATCCTATCGTATCGCCAACTTTGCTCCATTGACTGCTTGGTCTACAAGCTGTTTGGTTAAGATTTCGCCAGCCATATTAACCTCAAAAAGTAAAGGCCGTCAAGTTTCCCTGACGGCCTCCGTTGTTAAGCTGCTCTTGAGCGGATAACTAGCTGACCGTTGAGTCTTTATGCCATTGGCATCCAAAAGACTAACACATCTCCCTTGGGCAGACCCTTGGGACGATAGAGATAGGATGGCGCACCTGCGGCAACACTATTTCCGACCAGTGCTACGTCTGGACAGCGAAGCGTAGTCAGAATGTTGGCACCGTATCCATGTTGAATGGTATCGCACAATGCATCGCCAGCTCCAGCGGCGGCGTTTCTAATTGATGGGTGTGGTCCCATTGCATCTCCATTCTGCGTTGGAGATTCAATTGCGAAGCAAACACCAGCCTTCCTAGGCATAGCTGCGAATAGCGTAATGTCGTCAGCTCCAGGACCAGCCGCATCCATCGTATGAACCGAAACAAAAGGCAAGCCTTTCGATGAATCAGCCTGGCCGACCATATCGGCAGAAGTGAGAATGAATTGTCCAGGAGTCAAAGCTCCGTCAGCACTAGCGGGAACAGCAACTTCAGATTTCCAGATACAGAGAATCCAGTTATATGAAGTGGCGATAGTTGCCCTTGCATATAGACTTGCGCCAGCAGCGATTGCGACGTTACTTCCAAGTGCGATATTGTTGCGATTCACCGAATCAAATGCTTCTGAGATTGCGTCTCCAGCTCCACCGGCAGCAGTACGCAATTCAACGCTATTCGCAGCGCCTCCACTTGAATTGCCAGCGAGAACAGCAATCAACTTAGAGTTGACTGGGAAGTTGGCATTGAATAACTGCACATCTCCAGGAGCAGCTGCGTTGTCAACGACATGAGAACTAATCCAGCCAAGTTGAATATCTCCGGCAGCAATAGTGAGATCCAGATGGTCGAACGTAAACGCCGAGTCGATTGCATTGGTCTTGACTGCCGAGGCTGCGCTTTCGCTCAGCAAGATCCAAAAGCAAATGACATTTCCGGTACAACCAGGAGTATCACGAGTGAAATTGACCGTTGCTCCTTTGGGAATGTCAACAGCAAGACCAGCACGCAGCAGAAGACTATTATCTACTACGATGCTCGGGCTAATGTCATTCACGATGTTGTAGTTGAGCTTACAGTTTCCAGCAGCGGCATCGCCTCCCGTTCGCTGAAAGCCAGCATAGGCCAGACGAGCCTTGTATGGCATTGACGTGATCAGGACGATCGAATCACCAAATCCAGGAGGAACAGCATCATGAACAGATACGATCATCGGTCCACTTGCGTTGCTTCCGAACAATTGAACGCATTTAGCGTCCAATGCTCCTGAGAGTTGAGTTGCCTTGAGTTCACCAGCCATTGTTTTCTCCCGGCACAAAAACCCCTCCCCTCCAAGTTACTGAAAGGGAGGGGCTTCTGTCGGTTAGTTAGTTGCTATCAGTACTCAACGACCCATTCGATGATGTCGTCGTTAGCCAGAACGGCTCCAGCATCAGCAAGACAAATTGCATAGCGATTGCCAGCAAGAGCCCGAATGGTTCGGACAACAGTAGCCAGGGTTTTAATTGCTCCGGCAGCAGTAGTACAAGTGATACCCTTAAGGCGAGGGGCAGTAGCAGTTCCGATGATTGCACCGATCATAATCTCGCCACCAGCAGCCAGGAAGCCAATGTCAACACCTCCGCCATCGACAACGTAAACGCTTTCAACAATAGTTTTGGCTGCCGCTACTGTGGGATTGAGCCTGCCTGCGGTCACGCAATTGGCGTGCGAACTGACTGGAGCGAGAATGGTAGTCGATAGCTTCGCCACCAACAGGGCAGTATCGCCACCTGCATCAAGAGCAGTTGCCACTGAAGGCGAAGCTGCATCATTGACTGCCGCAACGAAGGCAGCGAGATCCGCAGCGGCGCCAGCGCCGGACTGAAATTCACGGGCAGCTGGATTGGAAGCCACAGCACCAGTCCAAACATCACCCATGGCGATCTGAATGGTCTGACCCTGAGGAAATGCTCCAATAGTGAAGTGGGCGCAGAACGACGACGCTCTACCTACATCCATCGTAGGCATGAAAGAGCACTTCCCTGGAGTGACCGCCAGATCAGCAATCTCAGCCGTTTCGATTGCCTGACCCGGGAGGTCAACGTCAGTCGCCGGAGAACCCTGCGAATGCTGCATATCCGAAGGCAGATCAAAGGGAACCTGAAGCTCATTGTCCTGCGAAGTCACCCAAGCGCCACGGTTAATGCTCCAGGTAAGACCAGCCTGAGTAGCTTTGAAGGCACGAGAGCTGGTAATGACAGTAGCAGTAATGCTAGTGATCGGATAAACACCGTTGTTGGCGGTATTAACCGGATCATTGATGACGAGCTGGTCATCACCAGGAATGACATGGTTGACAACAAAGGCTCCACCGGCTGACGTGAAATTGTAAAGACTGACAGCAAGGTTGACAGCGCCATCAACGCCATTCCGCTTTGCCGGAACAGCAGAACGAGTATAGCTATGGTTGTAGATACAGGTCAGCTTGAAAGTCAAAGAGTCAGTCTGCTCCATTCCACGGAGACGAATACGAATTCGCTCAGAATCAGAGTAAACCAGCGACCACTTGACGGAGCCGGCAACAGTACCAGCGCCAACGACAGGAGCACCCCAAACAGAACCACCAGCCCAGTTGGTAGCAAGAGCCGTAAGATCCCTGACACCAAATTCAAGCGTAGACTTTCCAGGAGCAGCAGACCCACGAATCCGCAGAGTACCAGCATTCACATCAGCATAGATACACTGACGAGTAGTGTTGTTGATGACAAGAGCTGCATTCGCAAGGCAGGCGGCGACGGTTGTACCGATAGTGATCTCAAACGGAAGCGCAGCCAAAACACGGTAGGTCCAAGTTTCAGTGACAACTGCGCCAGCAATTGTAATAACCTGTCCGGCAACTGGAACAACAGCACCAGGAGTCAGGACAGCAGAGCTGACGGTTGCGCCAGCAGATCCAGCCTCTTCGGACTGAGTGATGTCGAACTTGACCTCATCGGGGGCTACAGCAGCGTTGCCTGCCTGTAAACCATGAAAGAACTCAATTACACTGTTTGCTCCGGTGATAGTACCAGTTGCCGTGCTCAACAGACGATCGGGCTTAGACATTGTATCCTCCTGAATGAGAACTTTGTGAATTGAAAACTATCACCTGGGACTAGGACGAGTCAAGCCCCTCTCAAGAAAATGATCTGTAAGGCGCTTGACCTGAACTGAAGTGTTTTCAATTTCAGTTTTAATAGAAGCCAAATCAGTTTTGATGGCTTCATGCTCAACTGCATTCTGAGTACGAATTCCGTCCAGGATTTTGGTGCATTCCTCTCTGATGAGAGGTTTGATGTCTTCTTTTTGATCCACTGAAAGAGTCAAGGCTGGCTGCTCATCTCTCAGCGTACCCCCCAGAACACTTCCTCCCAGAGTGCCTGCCCCCCCGGAAAAGATCAAGAAGACAATCGCCCACATAGGCATTCTCAGGGAACTCTTCGGGACAGCATCCAGGACTTGATCTTCTGCGTCTGACATGAAATCCTCCTCGGTTAACAGACTTTTTCAGTCTAGCGAAAAGTCCGGGAGGACTTCAAGGGGCTTGACGATGTAGGTTGAGGTCGGGTATTGGAGGATATATCTAGTCCATATCCAATCTATCGCAGTCCATACGGCCCCTCTCTGTGCCACAGATAAGTTTTGATCTAAATAGGCTAACTGCTCGATATTTCTAGGGAATCCCAAAATTTTTCCTCGGGACCGGAGGGGGGTCGATGGTAGGGGGTGTTCCCCCTTTTCTCTCACCCTCTCTAGCTCAGTGTCAGTAGTACTATAGTTACATTGGTACCCCCCTATACCCCATGAGCTGAAGGGGAGGGGAAGGGGTAGCATCGACCCCGCTCCCCCCTTTGCGGGAAAAAACCCAAAAAGCCAATAAAACCGCCATCTTGGCCCTAATAGATCAGTTCTTATCTGTACCACAGAGAGGGGCCATATCCGGGAGATATACGTTACCCATGTCGTTGAGCACCTAGAGCTTCAACTGCTTGATCTCGCTTAGAGTTCCGTCGTCATTGAAGACCATAATCTTCCATCCGTCTGTACTCCATTGTCCTACATTGCGGTGAACGTAGAGAATCTGGTCACAATCGACTACAGAATCGATCACTGACCAATGAGTATGTCCACAGACGGCTTCCGTGATCAATGGCTTGAGTTGAACTCGCTCATGACTGGCATTCGTAGTCATGAAATTTGGGCCTTCACGCAGCCAAGACAGGACTTTCTGAGCGAAGATAGAAGGCGAGGCATAGCGACCTTTGCCTTTGACGTTGCGAGGTCCTTCGATTCTTGAAGCAATAGACTCTAGCGCATCTTCCCCTTCGGGTATCAAAGAGCCAACCCAAGAAGCTATACCAGCAGCCTTCTCGCCCACCCAATGAAAAGGCCCGCTATTCAGGTCATCGAATTGATGACCATGAAGGTAGAGCGTCCCTGCGTTGACTGGAGAGTACAACTGATGAGAAATACAGCGGAAACCGAGTTCGAGGATGCGTCTGCGCCACTCGCAGGACGCAAGTTCAATATCATGGTTACCAATAATGTAGAAAGTCGGCAATGCCTTAGAAATTAACTCAAGGTCACGTCGATGAGCCTTGAATACTTCTTCAATTCTAAAGCGAGTACCATCGAGAATGTCCCCATTCAATATGAGATTAAGATTTGGATACTCGGTTCTCAGATCGACTAATTCCAGAAGTTCATTCTCTAGTCTTTCACGTTGCTTTGGGCCAAAGTGATCCTGCGATTTGCCGTTGCCAAAATGCAGATCGCTTGTGATTGCGTGAACAATCATTTGATTAGACTCCTGAATTGTTTGGGATTGAACTTGGGTGGGAGGAAAGATTGGATCAGAATTCCTTGAGGCCAGCAGCGACAAGGACATCCTCGGGAACGCCGAGCTTGATCATGAATTCGACATCCCACTTCATCTTGGCCGAGTAATCCGGCAGGATGCTGATGAATTCCTGGCGAATGTCGGTCGAGGGCTTGCGGCCGGGATGCGCCGACTTGGCAGCCTCGATCTTCTTCATCAGCTTGGCCCGATCAAGGGGAGACAGCGGCAGAGTCTTCTCGACCATGCCCTGACGCTTCTTGTCCTTGAATACCGGAACCTTGCGAACCTTGGTTCCATCAGCCAGCTCGGCCTCAAGATCCTCGATGCGCTCCAGACGCTTCGGGGAGATGACAGCTTCCTTGGGATTCTCCAGCTTGCGCATGAAGGTGTTGAAGATGCTCGCCTGGGCCTTGGTCACGGCGGCACGAATCAGAGCCTCGGGGGAAAGTCCGGTACGCTTAGCCTTCTCAGTCATGGTCTGCTCCTTAGAGGCATCATCGCCTCGTCATCTTCCAGCAACTTAAGCCTTGGACTAGCCAATGTCAAGAAGAAAAGATTTGCGAAGGGAATTTTGATCATCTAAACATGTCGAGCTGTTGATCTCTGAATATCGGTATCTCCGAGAGCTGGAGGTCAGGGCTGATGCGTTGCCATCCCAGAAAACGCCCACAGCCTGCGCAGACCTTTCTGATCAACAGTTTCCCGCTGATGAGGTACTGTCTACGCAGAAGAATTCTCGTCTCAGTACAGCCACACATCGCCCTGAACCTCCAACTTTCGTTGATCTATCTCACTTGTACTTCGCTCGTTCGAGAGCCTGCTTCGCTTTGGCCTTGATGGCAGAATCCGACCGGCACTTACGACACCAAGGCTGCTTGTAGATTTTGATACCAATCTTCCGCACACCAAAGTCATCGATAGGCCCAACGTGCCTACAAGATGGATTGGTACAGATATGATTGTTTCCTTCGAACGCTAGGCCGAATCCGTCAGTATTGCGGGGCCTGCCAGGTTTCTTCTTCGGTTGAGAGACTTCCGGAACAATCTCCGGGAGCGGCTCCGGAGCGGGAGAAGGCTCCGGAATGGTACCCGGTAGATCGCCAACAGTGGCCAATAGATCGCTTTTTTCGATAGGGGGAGGGGTAAGGGTAGGGGAAAGGCTTTCCTTCGAGGGCGAGGGCGAATTGTCAACTGTCTCTACCACTTTGTCAGCCTTCTTCTTGAGCTTGAATTTGGTCTGCTTGCGTGGATCTTCGGCTCCACGATATTCTTTCGACCTACAGGCATTGCACATCGTCAGTCCTTTTTCCCAGACTGCCGATTTGCACCAGCGAGAAGACTCTTCAATGGCGCAGAATGCGCAGACTTGCGTCATCTTAACCTCCAATCTTATTCAATCGCTCAACTGTTTCATCCGGAGTTTCATCCGGATATTCAGTGATAGTGTATGATTCCATTTCAAGAACTGGCTTGCAAAATCTTTTAGCTTCTTTGATTGCCTCTTCTTTTGTATCGAAGAATCCATTGCCAAAGAAGCCATGATATTCACTGTTCCAGGTGAATGACATTTATTCCTCTCCTTCTTTGTACACTATTGGTTTGATATGAATACGGGGAGTAGAGGCCGGAAGACTAAGCATGGTTTCTCGCCATAACTCTTCCCACAGGAATTCTCCGCACCAGTAATCAAGAGGAACATGAGGAGCCAGCAACTCGTCATTATGCGGTGTTCTCACTCTACAGGTTAAGTCATCAACGCAAAAGAAATGACAATTACAACACTTTCGTATTCTCAGCCATTCTTCAAGTAGCATTTCGTCCTCCTAACTGACCTTTTTCTTGGTTAAACCGATGAGCATCACATCAATTCCATCGATATGTACGGGGCTGTCTCTATACATGAAAGCTACTCTATACATTACGTTCTGTCTGATGTCTACGGGTATCGAGAGAGTGATCATTGGAAACATCAATGATGCGAGCCGAGAGACTGCATTCTGTGGACCGCTAGTGTCGAATATCCCTATATTTCTTCTGAATAGATTATTCAAGTTCCAATAGACATCAAGAGAAGCCCTAAGATCAATACTGCTGTAGGTTTTCCATTTATCATTCTCTTTTATTTGGATGGCGATATTGATTCCAGTCGTTTGAATAGGATAATCCGGTCCTGAATCTTGACCATCCAGCGGAATGTAACTATGCCAATTATTCAACTCATCGTTCAACGCAGCGAACTTTGCATATGCCAATATCCCAGTGATAACCAAAGAATCACAGCCGATAGGAATTGACCTTTCCTCTCCCGGAGAAAGTGATACTTGATAACCACAATGTTCGACCACAGCTATTAAACTAGCCATTCGATTCATCTCTCGGAGGATAATACTTGTGACTAACTGTAACCGAAAGTTCCTTGATCTCAATAGTCATATTCTTCATAATCAATACGACAGAACCATCTGGATTCTCGAGCATTGTCATCTTGCCTAATGCAGTAGTTCGGATGATGAGTCCGTCTTTTTTTATGATTTCTTCAGGACTATTCAGCATCATCGATCTCATCATCGTCTTCAAGCGTTTCCCTGCCTACCTTGATGTCGTCTTCTGAATCCTCCTCTTCTTCTTTCAGCGATTCAGCGTCTTCTTTCGTGATGTAGATTTCCCCATACTCAACGAATTCATTGACCCATTTGTGGATCATTACATTCAGGCTATCTACTGCCTTAACGTATCCTTCACCCTTGCGGTCTTTGATATTGAAGAACGTATCATCCAGATCGATGAATTCATTTAGACGTAGATCGAGAGTATCAAGAAGAGAATCCACATCAATGATGTTGTCACAAATTCGATCAACATCCAGCTTCTCAAGCTCTACGATCTCGATATCATTAATCGAATCTTCTTCAACCAAGTTCATATAAGCGTCTTCCTCCGCCTTGGCCCGGGTGTCGAAAACTTCACCGACATAGGAATCATCGTCCTTGAGTCGCCAGGAATACTTGATGGCCATTTTAATGCTCCTTGATGTCAAAAATTCGGGTATGTCCGCCGCAGGTCAACCTCAGGAAATGTTGGCTATCCTGTTTGCATTCAACACACATTGCGCAATCAAGAGTGCATTTTCCTTTTTGGAAAGCGCAAATAACGTAATGCATTGTATTGCGTCTTTTGAAACTTCCATCGGAATCTATAGTAATAAATCTGTCCAATTCTTCCATCAATTCGTTCCTCCTACTCAGCGATGTCAATTACATCGATAACTCGATTTCCGTTTGCATCGACATACATTCCAGTATCTTCAGTGCATTGGAATTTGCTATTGAAGTCTCCGCACCAGTCTTTGCTAAGGGTCACCGGGAAGACTCCAACATAGGAATCCTCATTGCTGATTCTGGGACATTCATGATGGCATCTGCCACGATCGTTTGTTCCTTCGGACCAATACAGACAATTACGGCATTCAACCTTGTGGCCAATGATATCTCCATTGATCGTATTGTCGCCGTGATCTCTGGTATCATCTTTATCTTTTTTGGATTCTAGTTCAACAATTTTAGCCTCAAGTTCTCGAACCATTCCTCTTGCTTCTCTGAGCTGGTTCCAACTCATGTCTGCGTTTGAATTGGCATTGTCTATTGCTTTCCGGTGAGCAGCTGATTCGTTCTCGTACTTCTCTTTGAACGGTTTGTATATACCTACTTCTTGTGTCAATTTGATGACTAAGGCATCTTGCTGTTTATTCATGTTGATGTATTTATCAATCATGCCAACAAGATCCTTCTTGGTCATTTTCATGTATTCCGTTTCGTTGATCATCTGTTCCTCCAGTATTCAAGACCTGATTCTCTATAGAATCTGTTGCGAAGCTCTTGGGCCTGAATGACAATGTATCCGTCATTTACCTCCAGAATATGATCATCGTAATCCAGGCAAGCTACCAGGCCCTTGCGACCCGCATATCCAAGTATCGACCAGAGCCGATGCTCAGGCCAACCGAGGTCGTAGGCTTGATCTGCAATAGAATGAACCAGCTCAATAGCAAGCATCGAAGGCAATGTCGGCATAGTATATTCGCCAGTGTACATAGTTCCTGGTCTTGCCTGACAGCTACAGCTCTCGTTCCCCTGGTGATCATAGATCAGATACTCATCGCAAGTCAAGCACTTTTTGTCACACTGATGCTCTAGGATCGAATATATAGTTTGCGGATCGAGATTTCGATAGCTTCCAGGGAGTCCAGAATAGTATTTGGTAATGGTTCTGAATCTACAGCCATTGCATTCTGGATAAAAGGAGCAAGCTCCCTGCTCAGATTTACACGAATACCTGATTCGCTCAATAGTGTCGCTTCGATTTGTAACGACAACATTGCTTTTTCTTTCACCGAGTATTGAATGGTATATACTGGCAATTGGCTTAGATGCTGGATAAGTAGCATTCCACTTTTCAATTGCTCGCTTGTAATCGGCTCTCTTGTCTGGTTTGGCTGGAATAGGCTGAATGGCAACTGGCTCATGTTTGATAACCCCTTGGGAGCAAATGTGCGTCTGGGTGTCCAATAGATGAAACAGGGTCAGGTTATTCGACTGTACTTTCTTCTTCCTTTTCATTTGCTTTTTCCATGAATCTTGATGCGTATGGATAGGGCTTTCCTGAGTACCAATGGTATCTCAGATCAACCTCACCGATCTTATCTTCCTCGAACAATCCGAAGCACCTCACTAATTCCGGCAATCTATCTTCCGATATTGGTTGCCACCAATGAATACTTGGATTGTCGATTATTTCAAACTTTATTTTATAACCACTACCAAGAACAACAATCGAAACAATTTTGATTTTAGTTATTTTGACTGACATTGGAGATTGATAGCATTTCTCAAGACATCTTGTGATGTCAGCTTCTCCTCTTGCTTTGAGCGCACTATTCAACATGACGTACTTGGCTCTATCTATACTTATTCCAGTTCTCTCCAAGTATCTCGCAACTGCCATAACTGCCTCTGATCGACTCATGTATCCAGAATAGTTCCCGTCCAACAACGCTTGGATTTTGGGCGTGATCTTATACTCAGAGGCACACTTGCTGTCACTGAGAATGACCTCCCTGGACGCAGGGAAGGCTACTTCAAGGTCCAATGGATCAATGGCCAAAAGGTCGCCACGCACTTCAATAATTCTGCATTCAGCCATTACTTCTGGCTTATAATTCATTGTTCCTGGAGTTCTCAGAATTCGACTTGCATCGAATACAGAGCAACCACCAGAGCATTTACATATTTCTCTTGCTATCGGTCTGATTCTATCTTCTGGATATATTCTGTTGAGTATTAAATAGAAATGCATTCCTCTGCCTGACGCTATCTCAACAGAAGGACGCCAGCCTCTATTGGCTAGGTTCAATCTTGCTGTTCTGGCTTCTTCCATCGAATCAAGATCAAGAACGATTGCTTTGTACCCAAGAGGTCTGCCCTTCTTCGATTCTCTGGGATTGACTCCATGAGCAACATCCCAGCCATGCCAAGATCGTTCTTTGGCCCAATTGACAGCCAGAGCGACAGCGTGCGGGATTTTGAGATCAATCAAATAAGGGAACATTGGTCCCTTGCCCCAGGCACGCATTTCGCCCCAGCCTGAATGACCAGACCAGAGTATGCCCAACAAGAATTCAGGAGTCATTAAAGCTGTTTTGTATCTATATCATTCGCTTTGTTATAGAACATTGCGCACCAATCCCTTCGACGAGTCAATGGCCATTCGCCATGTCCAGTTTTTTGGTCGAGTTGAGGAGAGTTATGCAAGCAACTTCCTTTCTGCAAAAGAGGATCAATCATATAGTGATTTGGTCCCCAATACGCACAATCGGAGCAAGTATCAATGTTTTCTTTTTCTTGGGTCATATTACATCCTCATTGGCATGACGATAGAGATAACTTCATTGTTACTCTCATCAATTCCAAATACCGGATCGTAGATGCTTCCCCCAGTCCCGAATTGCTGCATTGCCGGCCTGATTCCTGGAGAGAAAATAATGTCAATGTATTTGGATAGAACATAGGTAGAGTATTTTCCGGTCAATTTGGCAGATGTTTTGCCAACGTCAATACTATCTACGATTGTTTCCTTGTCTGGATTGCCAAACATAGACCATGCGGCCTTAAAGTCCGGAGATTTACGATTTCCCCTGATGTTCTCCGGTGGATCATCATAGACATGAATCATGATGTGTCCATTGGTCCACCAGTTCTCATCAGTTCCGGTAACTTTGAAGAATCCACTTCTTTTGTCGGGAACAATCATTTTGAAGTAGGCACCGTTAACTAGCATGATATGTCCAGTCTGAGGATATTCTTCCTCTGGATTTTCATCAGCAAGTTCAATTTTCTCTACGTCAACATCGGTGCATTCTCCGACTCTTTCGATGGCAAGATTGGCTGCTTGTTCTTTGTCATCGGCTTCGACTTCGATTGTTGCGTTTTTGCTGTATGAGAGATAAACTCGGTATTTACTTTTACTCATCAAAGTCTCCGGCCGCTAAGATATTTTCAACATCAATTTTCACATTGATTCTATTTACAATTTTAGCAAATGAGCCTTCAATTTGATCCCTGAGCCTCTTGTTGAGCATTTCATGTAATATCATGACAATAGATTTTCTGTTGCCGTATTGATCAGCCATGCCGTTTTGAATAATCGCTTCCATTTGCTTCTTGACAGTATCTCTTACGGCTGATTCAAAGATATTCATAAACGTCAAATCGTTTTGTCGCAGAATTTCAAGATACCTAGCCAACAAAGCCTTGTCAATAATGGCCTTCTTTTGCTTGTCAGTTAGATTTGCAATGTATTCATTTGGATCGAACTGAGATTTACATTCCATTGACGTGCTCCTTCTTCCAATTGTAAATGTAAACAGGAATCCCGGCTTTCTTGCATTTGTTGATCATGTCTGTCGTTCCTGGACTTCCAGAGTAAATAGCAACACAGGCAGCATTCGGATACAACTTCTTTAGATATTCAACCATCTGTTGATTCCTGATAGAACCAGCTGATTTACCAAATTTGTTCCAATTGGCCATGAACAATTCGACCGGAATACCGTTCTTCTTTGCATAGTCTTCGCCCAACTTGTCTGATCCTCTCGCTCCTCCGCTTACAATTTCTCGGATGTTTCCCTTGTATCCACTCGCATACACGGCATCATCAACTACATTGTAGTCAGTACATTCTCTATCACCACAAATGCAGACAGTGTATCTCATCTATTTCCCATCCATTGCTCTGACTTCAGCCATGATGCAGTTATAGGGCCTAGGAATCCAGACTATTTTGCTTCCCTCCTTGTTGACAATTGGCTTTAGAATACCAAAAAGAATACATTGCCAAGGTTGTCTAAAATACTTGCAATACTGTTTCTTGGTATTGCAATACTTCCCACATACAGATGTCTTGATTTTTGCGTATGTTAAGATTTTTCTATCACTCATCTTGTGACTTCCTATTCATTTTGTCGATGATTCCTTCAATCACATAGTCTTCTGTATAGAAACAGTCATTTCTGACCGTGTTCATTTGTACTTGATAGTTGATATTTGAGATCAGTTGCCCAAGCCTCCAGTCTGGATTCTTTTTCCAGATGATTCTGAGCTTGCCAATCATGCGATCGATTCGTTCTGGATCTCTCATTTCATCTCCTTCAATTTCTCTTCGCAGAAATCAGCGATTTTGGTAGCATTTGCTTTAATAGCTTCTTCGTGATGGCTAGAGTCGCCGTTAAAGTTCAGCCAATCGATAGCCTCATTCCATTCAGAATATGGGCTCCCCAGTTTCTCGCAACAGGAATATCTTAAGTCTCGATTTCCCCAAAGATCAAGTAACAAGCAGAATTCACATTTGCTTTTGTCTCCATCTGGATCTAAGAGACACATCTGTTCTTCTGCATATTTGCAGGCATAACAATCATGAACAGGTCTGTCTTTGAGCAATTCTTTGTGTTCGTTGAAATAGATGTTTTTGGATTTTGGATATTCAGCCAACCATCTCCACATATCACGACACTTTTCAAGGCATTCTTGTTCGGTCATTTCATCACCCATGCCAAGGCGACCCTTGGCAGCATTTTGACAACTTCCTCAGCATAGGGGCAGGTGGTCCACTTCTGGAACATCGGCGTTAACCCTACTCCATAGGCGCATAGCCGACGCTTCAAAGGAGCAGTTTGATCGCTTTTGGCCAATACATGAGCCATAGTCCTGAAGCCTACTTCGGGACGTAGGAGATCACGGGCCTGGCTGGCGATCTTCTCTTTCTTCAGCGTATTCTCGTGCATCTCCCAGTAGACCTGGCCGACTCCCCAGCAGCAGTATCCTGTTCCTCCTCGATGGTTGTTTATTTCAGTTTCGTAAGTTGCGATAGCCAAAAGAACAAATGGGTTTTCGTCAAACTCTCTAGCCGCATCTATTGCAATTCCAATAGATTGTTGAACTCTATTTGCAATCTCAGCATTCCAATGAACACTGGGTTTGAATAGCTCCAACGCTAGAAGCAGCCAGGAAATCAATTCTTATCTCCTAGAAATTCAGCCCATTCTTCTGGCATTCTACAATTCAATGGAGCATTCTTAAACATCGGAGCAATTTGATTGTCTGTATATCCAGCCAAACCGCAACCAATTCTTGTTATGTCAAACAAAAGCTCGGAATGCATCTTGGCGAATTCAATGAATTCATCAACACTCTTCTTTATTTCAGTAAGAGGCAGAGTTTGAATGGCCCAATCTTTAGTTGGGATTGCATAACAGGAGTTCTGAAGACCTCTACCTATACCATAAACTGCTCCATGATTGTCTACTGCGTATTTGGCTGCTCCTGCTCCATGTCTTCCAGCCAGATTGGAACCAAAGACAAAGATTGATTTACCCATTTCATTTCTCCTGTTTTATGTTTCTCAATAGTTCAGATAATCAGTTCTTTTCTCCTGGAGTATAGTATGTCATATTCTCGTCTCCATCTGTCATCAATTGAAGTTCGATTCCAGGCTCGAAAACATCATCCAAATAATGTTCGAGTGTCATGATTTTGTTCGGTCTATAAATATCATATACCATATCATCAATTGTCGCTACTGCATGGAATTTGTAGTAGTATCCTTCTCTGGTATAGATATAGCAATCATCGGCCGAATCAATCCAAACAAGATGAACTTCTTTTCCAGGGCATTTCTTGTTGACCCAGCCTATAAACTGGTCAATAGCCTCTGAGCAATGATTTTGATTCTCCTCATCATCGATATTGATACCGCTTTCGCCAAGAAATTCAATGAATTGTTGCATCAGATTCATAACAAATCCCCCAATACACTCTTGAGTTCGCATTCAGGAGTGCAGATTCTCTGATTGCAGATTGGGCAGGGCAAGTCTCTCTCACCGAACCAATCAGCGACTTTCTTTAATACAGTTAAATAGTATTGACCTCCCTTTTCGGCATCGAGGGCATGATCGCTTTCTCTGTCGCATTCCATTTGAAGTTCAGCAATTTCTTCGTGGAGTTCAATAGTATATGTTTTTAATCCATCAATTTTGAGTTCAGCATCGAGGGCATGATCG